GGTTTCCCTGACCTGCTTCGGTCAAGAATGATGTTGCAGGTGGTACTTGACCAGTAGGGCATGAACATACGGCTATGCCATCTGGACCTTTAGTGCAATTCCAACTAAAGCAATTGCTTGATTGTGCGCCGAGATTTAAACTAGCATCACATTTTTGCACTGTGGCTTTTTGTTTCCAGGGTAGTGGGCTAAAGTTGTTGGCTTCTTGCGGGTAAAACAATTTGGGTGCAAACAAACTCCAAACGTGATTGCTGTCTGTTGCGGCACATGATCCTTGCATGTTACCTGCACTAGTATCGGCAATGGCATGACCATTTAAAATAGGACACTTGCATTCTACTTCAGGATACGCTACACCGTTGTTGCCTGTGATCATTTTGCCTGTGGGCTTGCAAGTGCTTGCGGCGCATAGTGCGTATTCACCTGAGCAAGTTGTAATGCCAGCTGTGGATGGTTGGGCCAACACTGGTGTTGACAGTAGTACAAATGATATAATTGCCAATAGTTTTTTCATGTTTATCTTTCTGGGAATGGTGGGATTACAGGTGCTGGCTTGCCGCCAAAGCCTGTTGTGACCCCAGCTGGTGCGCCAAAGTCATTGCCGAACCCGGCTGGTGCTGGTGGTACTGCCCCGAATCCGGCTGCCGAGCTTCCGAATCCGCCACCCAGGGGTGCTGATCCCCAGGACTGAGTGACTGTTGTTGCTGTTGGTGTACCAAACGCACCGGGCATGGACTGTCCTGTTGGTGCCGGAGGCGTATATGTTGTACCGACATTTGGTGGTAAGTTGATTCCGCCATTGTTTGCTCCATTTAGTTTTTCTTGTGTTCTACCATATGCGGCAAGACCCAGTACAGCACCCATGGAGATGTGGAATAGTCCAGCACCTTGCAGTGTGAGTGGTTGCCATTGTACATTAACACCGCCTTTGTACAAGGCCTGTACAAGACTCCAGAGAATAGGGGCAAGTACAAAGTCAAAGAAACACACAAACATGTACAACCAACCCATGGCAGGACGCCATTTGGAATTCATCCAATCTTCTTTCTTTTGCTCGCTTGCGCTTATTTTTCCAGACATATTAAATCCTTGTTATATCAATTTGGATTGGCAATATAAACTGTAGCACCCTGTGGCTGCACAGCACGGGCATTGCCATCAGGAAATACAGTTTTAAATTGTTGTACTTGTGCTACAGACAATTGTATTGGTTGTCTAAAAAGTACCCAAGACACAATTTGTGGATATGCTTGTTGAGTTAGTTGACGCTGTGGATTGCCCCACCATGGACGACTGTTGGCAGGGTTAGTAGTTGCCACACAGGTACTGTTGGCACCCAGTGTACCAATGGAAATTGGTGCTGTTAATCCGCCACTGTATCTATAGCTTGGTGCTGTATTGAAGTTGGCCATGCCCATCATGCTTGCAATATTAAAGCTAACAGTACTACCTGAATTTGCTCCACTAGCATTGGCAGCCGGTATTGCGTTAAACACACTAGCCCAGGCTGCATTTGGTGTGTTGCCATTGCCAACCATGCGTTGACCCAATACCAGGAGACTATCTGCATTGCACAATCCATAAGGACCAGTCAAATCAGCCAGTTTAAAATAAACAAAGTGTACTTCTAGATCAGTCACTGAGTTGTTGACCCAGTGTTCTGCTGGTCCATGAAAGTGGAACTCCAACAAGCAGTATTGAGCACCGCCAAATGACAATGTCGGAGCACATGAGCCTGCATTGGGATTGTTGAGTTTGTATGTGCCCCAGCGTGTGTTAGCAATAGGGTATGCGTTCACACCGGCTGTGGCAGTTGGCAAGGTGCAAACATCGCCTGCACCAGTGTTACAGAATGGACTATTTAATGTATTTTGTGTTTGAAAAGTAAATGTAGCGTTCAATCCACTGTAATTGGTAAATTGAGCAGGGCTACCTTGTGGTGTAACTGCTGTGATATTAATTGGTGTTTGACTTTGACTCATGGACACCAAGGGTGCCATGGCCAAAATAATTGTTGCTAAAAAATTCGTCTTTGTCATTTTGTTAATCCTTTCGAAATGCGGCCATGACGCGGGCCTGTATGCGTTTTGCAAAGTCGGGTTGTGGAAAATTCCATCCAACAAATGCGCCCAATGCCAACCAAAATAGTGTTTCTAACATGTTCATGCTCCTAGTATATGTAATGCGTGTTCAGTATGCTTTTGTCGGTCTTCTAGTCCAATGTAGCCACCATTGATGGCTCTTGTGAGACCTTTGCAGTCATTTGCATCAGCAAATCTATTTAACTTGTTTTGTTCCCAAAACCAGCAGGCTGATTGTGCGGCGCCTTCAAATGTGGCCAAGTACTCAGCGGCTTCTTCCACTGCAATGCCTAGGCTGCCTGCAAAAAATGTGTAGTTGTCCCGACCTGTTAACTGTATAAGCCCACGGCCACAGTAGCGATATCCATCACCTGACGCTTCATCGCCGTTGCCCATACGGTTAGCATACACTCGATTGGCAATCTGTTCAGGATGATTGGCATACTGTTGTGCCAGCGCCTGTGTGGGGAAATACTTTTTAAACACAGCCATTAGACTGGCAGCTTTATAATTAAGATTTTCTTTGATAAACACAAAGTTACCCGACTCGTGGGCACATTGTGCAACAAAATGAGCCACTCGGAGCGGAGTGTCAATTTCATAATCATCTAGCAATTGATCTAGAGCACTGTGCCAGTGATCGATATAGGGGTTTTTGACCATTTGTGTTAGCTGGTCCAACGTGAGAATACTGCTCATTGTTGTGGTCCTTTGTGTACACACATATTTAGTAGTATTGGTACAGTTGTTGATCTCGCTCGGGAAATAGGTCTACAAGGGTATCATCTCTGCGTATGTCCAGTGTGAGACAGTGTAGTCCACCGTCCCAAAAACTGCGTGTTCTAAACGGAACCGAGTGTGCGGTAACCCCATGTTGTTCAAGCGCACGTACTACGTTTTCATTCTCGCCTAGAATAAGCACATTCTTTTCATCTATGACCAGGCAGTTTACTTCAAAGAATGTTTCAGTGTAATCCCCTACCCAGTCCAGCGCATGGGCAATCACATATTCATTAAATGCATGTGACAATGATGATTTATCTATTTCTGGCACATTAACTGCACGTGGGTTGCGTACTGATTCTTGTGGGGGGCCGGTTAAAAAGAATTTTCTAGGATTGGCCCTGGGCTGGCGCATACTATCTAAACTGTCTGGTGCTACATGATTTTCAAATTCCGGACTTTGTATTTCAATTCTTGCCCACCCCGGGAACGTGTTTTCATAATCAGAAAAATATCTGTCAGTTAACAACACACCAGGTTTGATAACAGCAAAACACCCATCGATATGACCACCATTACTGAGCAAATGCACTCGACTGTTAGGAAATAACGGAGCAATATGTTTTTGATAGTTTTCTTTTCTGGCCTCAGCCCAGTTGTTTATCCACACGTCAAGGTAAATGTCTCGACCCACTCGGACTGTGTTGGCACCGGATATGATTCCCATGGCCAAGGGCAATGATGCTGATACAACTTCACTGCCAGGATCATTGCGATACCTTGTCAAGGCATGTTCCCAGGAGTGAGTGATATCAGTTACATTGTCATCGTACCGCCAGGCCACGCCTTGTTGTAGTATGAATTTGTTGCCATAAACCAAGAAATTGTCTCGTGGAGTAATTTGTGGCTTGACTAGATTACCATATCCATCAATATAGTTTTCAATTTTGTCATATTGTGGTCTAACAACTTCTACGCCAAACTCTTGAAGTTTTTGTTGTATGATGTTTAGATCATGTTTGGTATTTTCAGTCAGCTCGTAAAAACAATCACGCACTTCACGTTGTAAATGATCGTACCATGAAGCAGGGTAAACATCTCCTAGCCATACCTCTTGAAGCGGACTCCAGTTGGTATAGCTGTTGATTAAGGGTGAGGTCATGCGTTAAAGTCCTAGTTAATTATTTTGAAGCTTGATCGAATATGTGTTTTTGTACTTGATACCATTCCTGCCAGGCATCTGCTCGGATTGCGCACTCATAGTAGGTGCTGTAGTTGACTGTGATTGTGCGGGCTATGTCACTTAATTTTGCATCGTTTTGTAGCTGTTGCAAGTTGGGGCAACGTACTAGTGCGCCCTTGCCCGGTGGGTCGGGAAATTTAGCAGTAACAGGCACCACAGTGGAACATCCCGATAATAGCAAAACGATTGTCAGCAGGTATTTCATCAGCAGTTCCAACGTCTACGGGCTTTGCAAATGGCCTTGTCGGGAGTTTTAGCACATGAGATACTGTGCATTTTCATTTGGCCACGTGAGCGTGAGCAATAGCTTTTGCGTCGCTTGGAGGCTTTAGAGCCCTTTTTTAATTTGCTAGGCTTAGTGGTCACGGCAGTCTTTAGTTTTGATCCCGGATGCTCTCTGCGATAAGAGTTCACAGCCTTTTGACTCATGCTATCTGTTTTGTCGCGCTTGTTGGCCTTTTGCCAGTCTTCGTTCAGTTGCGAAGTTACGGCAAACGCATACAGCTCATCTTCTGTCAGCGACTCTAAATCCGCCCATACTGCTTCAGCATCTACACCATTCTGTGCCGCAATACCTTCAATGATATTTTCTATTAGATCAAACTCTTGTGTTAATTCTGCGCTTTCGTTTGGCACACAGTTACGGACTTGTCCGCCGTTTTTGCCCGTTTTAGTGCCTTCGGCATGCTTGCCTGGCCAGCAACGTGTGTAACCATTTGCATCTTTTGCACCCTTCTTGATCTCGCTGAGATTTCCGTGTGTTTGGCACATGCCACAGTCTTCACACACCATTTCCATTTCAATTGATTCGTTGTGTTTGTTTTTGCCTGCACAGTGTGCTCGCTGGCTAAACCCTTTGGGATGGCTGCAGTTGATACTGTTTTTGTATTTTTGACTCCATGCTTCAGTGAAGATTTCATTTGCTCTCATTTTGCTGGTACCTCTGCCGCACGATTGTGTGCTGTTATAAATTCCTGTGGTATTTCACAAATGCCGCCGGGCGCAAACTTTGTGTCGTACTTGACGATTTCTCGATCCACGTACTTCACAATCTCCTGAGCTCGCTCTCGTACAGTACGAGTTCGTGTGACCACTTGGGCTTCTATACGTGTGTTTTCACGCTGTGAAATTTCTTCTGCTTGTTTTAATCTTGCTTCTACTTCGGCCACTCGATCACGCCAGGCCTGTTCTACTGCCACGCCACCACGAAGATACACGCCGGCACATAGCACCACAATGCCCAGTAGTTTAAACATCAACTGGTACTGGTACAAAACAGGAATGGGCAGCCTATGAACAAACAAGCCCATCACAGTCAATGCCACGCCTGCCAGTAGTACCAGGTTGGCAAACCAGGTTATAAAAGCGTCCGGTAAAAAGTGCAAGATCCACATGTTGTTATTTAACCCAATTATCGGAGTATAGTGATTCCGGGGTCGCCGCGAGCGGGGAATAGGTCTACAGGGGTGTCATCTCTGCGTATGTCCAAGGTCAAGCAATGCACACCGCCATCCCAGAATGTACGGGTTCTAAACGGTACTGAGTGTGCAGTAATTCCATGTTGTTCAAGCTCACGAAACACGGCTGGATGTTCGCCCATGACCATGACATTCTTTTCGTCAATTACTAGACAATTTATTTCAAAATATGTTTCGGTATAGTTGCCCACCCATGTCATGGCATGATCTATCACGTGCTGATTAAATGCACGATTATTGGCACCGGGCACATGCCATTTGAGAAAGTTGGGCACATCAGTCAAATTGGGAGTGTGATTGTGAAATTCTGGCAGGCTGGTGTTGATTTTTGTCCAACCTGGAAAAGTTTCATCGTAGTTTTCAAAGTATTTGCTGGCTATCAGCACATCGGGTTTGAGCACAGCAAAACATCCGTCAATATGTCCCCCATTAAACACCAAATGAACTCGATAATCTCTGAATTGATTTGCAAACACATTGTGGAATCTATTGGTCAAAATGTCTTCTGACCCCAGGGCACGAGCTTCCCACATGAGATCAATATATATGTCCCGCCCCACACGCACCACATTGGAACCATTTATATTGAGAGGACCGTTGATCATGCGATACTGTACATCCTCCCCAGCAGCTTGATATTCATCTAGAATGTGCTGCCAAGGCGATGTGGTCTTTTGCAGGCCATAAAGAGTATTGCCCACAACAACAAAATCATCCCGGGGAGTTATGTGTGGTTTGATTAGAAAATCGCCACGCATGTAATCTTCAATCCGGGTATATTCGGGTCTACGCACACGCACACCAAACTCTTCAAGACGGCGCTGAATTATAGCAAGATCTTGTTGAGTGTTTTCAGTCAGTTCATGGAAACAATCACGCACATCTGACTGTAAATGATCGTACCAAGAAGCAGGATAAACATCGCCTAGCCATACTTCCTGCAGTCGCCCCCAGTTGGTGTGGCTGTTAATTATTTTGTTCATGTGATTTAATAATATACCAAGTTAAAAATATTTAGTAAATACCCATATGAACGTTTTAATTCTAACACCAGACGCAGTGGGTAGCACCTTGCTACAACGCATTTTAACAGTGTACATGCAGTTGCACCAATTTGATCGTCCGGTGATTAACCTACATGAACTCACAAATGGTATTGGCAAGTACTTCAATCCTGAATTCAATCGTGAACTGTTGAGAAAACAATGGGTCAATGCCAAATCCAGTGACAGCTATTATCAAAGTCTGCCCGAGGTCACTGAATTATTGGCCACAGTGGATCACTATAAAACTGCCAGGGTCGCACACTATCACATGCGCCAGCGCCAGGACTCCATTGCGGATCAAGTGCCATTTTATCGATATCTCGATGATAATTTTTATGTAATCAGTTGCCGCAGACAAAATCTTTTTGAGCATGCCTTGAGCTGGAGTATCAATGGTATTACCAAACGATTGAATGTTTACAGCGCACAAGAAAAAATCAATACCTTTTTTAGTCTTTACAGTTCCAAGACCAAGATACCCCCAGAGCAATTGTTGAGTCATTTGCAAAGATATCGAGACTATATCAAGTGGAGCGAAGATCATTTCTCTATAGGAACATATTTTCATTATGAACAAGACTTGCCCAATATTGAACGTTTTATACTAGATCTTCCAGTATTTGCTGGCCAGCCTGAACGAATAACCTGGAATCAAACATTTGGCCAAGAGTTTGCAGACTGGAATCGCTGTCATTATTTAAACAGTGACATTGGAGCATTGGCTATGCAAACGCCCCAGCAGATGTTGCAACTAACACAGCAACAGCTGACCAGCACAACTGCATTGGCACCTGCCACTGTTAGAGATTACCTGCCACGGGTGCATCAAGAATACCTGCAACAGCACCAAGAAAAGTATGTGCAAGCACGGGAAAGCATTGACCGCATGCAAGAGCTGGGGATTTTGCCCACAACAATACCAATCAAAAAACAAACTCTAGCTGAAAAAATGTTTATGATTCGAAATATTCAAGAATGTCTTGATGCTTACAATAACTGGGCGCAAGGCAACTCTGACATTGCCCAGCCCTTGAGCATGGATGATTTACAAAGCCGAGCACAACAAGAATATCGCGCTTGGGATCCTGAACTGGCGCTTACAACAACAGCGGTTGCACCTGCTCAGCTACCCACTTTGACGTCTTGATATCAAAGTGATGACTGTCGCGGGCAAGATCTAAATTTTGAAATTGTGGAATCCACTGTGGTTGTTGCTCAATAATAGCATGACTTGCTAACATCATGTGCTCGGGGGCAAATTGTGGTATTGCGGCATGCACAATATGTTGTCGCTGATATTTTTGCACACATTCAATGCATTGTTTAAGGTTTTCTAGATCATCTTGATCGGTTGATCTAACATAGTGCATTCGTGCAGTGAGATCATTTTGAAATTGGTCTTCACCAATTTTATCCAATACTCGCTGTTTGATCTCTATTGGCAAAGCATTGAACTGTGCTAGAGTATTGCACCTAGGCCAGAATATTTCGCGCATGTCATCATATGTGATTTTCCACTGTGGTACACGGTCGTATACTATTTTGTTTGGGGTTTTTTGGCCAATTCCTGCTCGACGATGGGTGTAACTCCACATTATTACCATGTTGGGAGGATCAAATGCATCTAGTATATTAACGGCTAAATCACTGATCCATTCATTACTAGCACCGTCCATACTGCAATTCATTACTCTACTACCAGTTAATTCTCCCAGTTGATACGGCCAAGTGTGCTGTCTAGGCGAGCCAATGCCCAGTGTAAAACTGTCGCCCACGCACCATATTGCTGATTTTAATTCGTTAAAATCTCGTGGCCATTCAGTGTCTCGAAATCCTCTAGAGTTGAAATTGTACTCAATGGGCCAAGGGTAATTTCGAAAATGTTCTGTGGCTTCGGGGCCGCATCGATCATATGCATCCATGCCAGACTCTGTTGCTTGACCAATGCCGCGCCCCCAAACTCGAATATGATACGGGATATGCGGCATTTATTTCAAGCCCATGTCTTTTCGAATTTTAGTAGCTGAAATGTCTGTTATTGCAGAATCAAATGATTCTTGTTCGATTTGGTAACCAACATCTCGACCATATGTGATGTTGACAATATTGGGCACAACTTGTATTTCATACTGTCCTTGATACAACATGTCTAGGTCTCGACGAATAAATGATTTAACTTGTTCTATAGCAAAAGGGTTGGATCCCTGCCAGCCTTGACAATCCCGGATCATTATACAAACTTGCCCAGTTTTGGCTATGGCTCGTTCAAATAACGCACGGTGACCGGCATGCCAAGGCTGCCAGCGACCCAACATTTGCACAGTTTCTTGTTGCCAATCAAAAGTTGGTCTACGTCTGTTATCTAGTATGTGTGCGGCAATGAACTCGCCCCATTTCTCACCGTTTTGTTCAGTGATGCGGAAGTCATATACTTCAGGGGCAACAAACGCCCGGTTGGTATCTTCAAATCGACCCCGGTCAATTGTGTCAACCCACACGGTCCAATCTGCTTTGAAGTTGTTGCGCATTTCCACTAGCGGTGCAACAAAGTCGCAGATCACATAATCCACGTCACTAAATGAATCTGCTAGTGTACGCATACGCATGCTCTGCCGAATACGTCCGGCTTCTGAGAAGTCCCAGTCATTGTATTCTTTACGCACATCGTCAGCATTGAGCCAACGCACACGTTTGCGCTCTGCTTGTAAATGTTCTAGTATGTGCTGTGCTAGATAAGTTTTGCCTGCGCCAGGCAAGCCCATGATTAATATACGTTGTGCTGTCATCGCCATTTCCTTGAAGTGTGTCGTGCTAGATCATCTGTGGGATGATGGTGCACGGGTTTGAAATATTTACTGTTGGTATCATCTGTTAAAATATTTGCCAGTTGGGGACCGGAATAATCAATGGGAAATTCCAATTGATTGGCAATTTGTTGTAGATAAAGATTGCCATAAAGATGCAGTAATTCGTAACTTAAAAATACCGGGCTCCATGTGCGTAACTTCTCATATTCTTTTAACGCAATATCATATGTGGCATCACCACGCACACGAGTCTCTTGATAGTTTAATACGTTACGATCACGCCCGATAATGGCAATCTTTACCTGTATGCCCAGGCCCATGGCTGTGGCAGCAAAACGCACAATGTTGGGCACAGTACGCTCACCGTTGAGCATGTAAGGTGTGCTGACACCGGTTACAAAGTATTTGCACTCGCCCCAGTTAAAATCCTTTAGCAGATCGGGGTTCTCCCAGCAGGCTGCAAAGGGTTCTTGATCATGCCCTATCCAGTATTCATGCAATAAGGCATGCCAGCCATACACATCAGGATGCTGTGCAAAGATCTTGCTCCATAAATGATTACCCGAACCTTGCGGCCCTGTAATGATTAACAGTGTTTTCATCTTGGCAAGTTAGCTAGGAATTCTTGTGTGCGATCAGAGATTACACCTGTGAGCTGTAGTGTTACTCGGGCATGATGTCCAGCATTGGCTGTTGAGTGCGGCATGTTGGCCCAGTCAAATGTTGACACATCCCCAGCACGCCATTGATTCCAGTGATGATTACCATATTCCCAGAACTGCCCCGGTTGCCAATCAGTCAATTGTATAAAGATACGCATTATACGACTGGGATCTTCGGGATTCCATTTCTGTAGTTTGTCCATGTGTAGATTCCACACTTCCCCGGGCTGTTGCACATGAATACGTTCCATGCAGTCATCTAGCGCAAACTGCTTGGAAATCTTTTTAAGCGACTCGGGCATGTTCCAATTCAAATGAGTAATAATCATTTTGGGATCTGCACCCACACGCTCAAGATCATATTCTTCTGCTACTAGATCCTCACGTGGGGGCAACACTCCTTCGCCTTTATAGCCACGTGTTTCCCAGGTTGCAGGCTTGCTGTCAGCAACAATGTTGTCTACATCTGCCAGCCATGTGGGTTCAATGTGTCCTAGATGTGCAACAACATCTTCAAACCGATCCAGTCTTTTACTATCAAAATGGTATGTGCTGGTGCTTTTGGTGAAATCCCAACTGCTTTTAAATTCGTCTGTTATCATATTACTTTTACCCTTATGTCGTTTACTGCGTATTCTTGTGTGTATTCTGCGGGAGGTGCATCTATGCCCAGGGCCGCAGCCAGTCGTAGATTGTTGTCCATTACAGGCTTATCATTGTATTTCCACCATGCGGCCAATATGTCTTTATTCTGACTCCGAATGATCTGTGCCATGTTCTTTAAGTCTCGAAAATACTCATGATAATCAGGATATGTTATATCAAAATGACCGCATTTGACCCACCAACCCAGGCATGCATCATCATTGCGATGCACAATCACAATGGGTGTTTCGGGGAATAATTCTCGCAAATAGTCAATGTGATTTGAGAACACATGGCTTTTGATAATGCGTACACCCGGAGATTCTTTAAATTGAAATGGCTCAGCAAATATTTCTTCTAGTTGCTGCCGATTCAACGTGGTCAAATCCTCGGGCAAGGGCGACGCCATACCTGGGTCAAAGTACGCACCCAGGTGCATGAGTTCCATTTTGCCCGATGCGTCATGATAATAAGTCCATTCATCTCTATAGTCCGAACGATCAACGCTGGGACTATAGTAGATGTTTTTAACTACACTGCTCCATTTTGAGCCTGGAGCACCGGCTACAAAGATATATTTCATTCTTTACTTAAATCAATTTTACTCAGTACCGGCAAAAAGGTAGCACGTAAATTGTCCATTTGTTTCTTAAGTCCAGCTGGAGTTAACTCATCCTCTACGTAGAATACCACATTGATATCTCGCCACTGTGCGTATTCTTTGCTCTTGACTGCAGCCGAGAAATTCTTTTGGTACCATGCTACAATTTCTTTATCTGTGCCTGGCGGCAACTGAATGCTCCAAGCGGCATATACGTTAATACCCGGTGCCACTGAATTTAATAGTGGAACGTTGGGGAATTGTGGCATTGTGCGTGTGCCTGTAAATCCAATTGCCCGTACTTTACCTGCTTCTACTAGTGGACGGGCAACAGCAATGGGCATGATACCAAATTCTGTTCCGCCTAGCTTGGGATCAAAGCTGGCAACACTTTGTACTGCTGGAGCAGGCCCGTTAAATCTAATAGGCTTAATAAGATTACGATCACCGTGTGCTGATTCTATTAGATATTCATAAGCTGTACGGTGTGCGCCGCCGCCCACGGCGATATTAATCGGCTTTGTGGATGTGTGAATATATCTAATAAAATCAACTGGAGTTTCAACTTGACTTTTTGCACCAGCCACTAGTACAAGTGGGCTTTTGCCCATGGTCAATACATCAACAAATGTGTCGTAATTGTACTTTTTAATTTTCTTTTCCCAGATATCATTTGTCACATAAGAACTCATGTGACTGGGCAAGTTAATGGTATAACCATCGTTGGGCTCAGTTAAGAATCTATTGTTTGCAATCGTTGAATCAGCTCCGGGAATGTTTTGTACAACATACACAAACTTTGGATTTTGTTTCTGTACAATATCTGCTAGTTTTCTAAAAGCAATTTCATTTCCTGCACCGGGAGTATTACCCACAAACACAGTAACGGGCTTTGTAGGCTCCCATGCGTGGACTAGTGTGCTTGCGGTAACAAGCAATAGTGCTAATAAACGTTTCATTTTGTTTCCTTAAAAAGTAAATTTTCTATTTCATCTGGAATCCATGGACTATCCATGCGTTCGGGGTGCCAGACCACCCCCGCTAGTGTACCATCAATCCAGGACTCAACATGTCCGTCAGAGTCAGTACACAGCACAGTACCTGAGGAGTGCAATCGTTGAATAGCCAAGTTATGAAAGCTATTGACCACAACCTCTTCCCCAAAGTACATTACAGGATGCAGTGTTTCTGAGTGATCACCAACAGCGGCCACCACACTACCTCCCAGTAAATCCGTTAACATAAATGCGCCATGACAAACGCCCAAAACCGGCTTGTCTAGCAACATCATGAGTTTTGCAAGTTTAATTTCTGTTGTTCTGCGTATGATACTGTCATCACCTCCGGTGATAACAAACGCATCTAGTGCTTGAGCAATTGCTTTGAAATCCTGCTCGGGATCGTTCGCTATGGGCACGAGCGTGTGTTGTCTCAAATATGAATACCATCCATGTTCAAGTGCATCATACGCTCGTGTGCGATGCCATAGGATTCTTTGACTTAATCCTATTAGCAAATTACCAACCGTATGCGTCAGCTACCAGTTCACGGCCTGACTCGGCAGCAACTGTGTTTCGGCATGAAATGTCATACAAGTCACGACGCATGGCTTGTACCAGGCTTTCAATACGCTCTTGCTCTTCTTCAGTGCCCACAAACTTCTCTAGTGCACGAGCACCAATTTTGGCGTGAAAGCCTTCGTCCTTGGCAATCTTGCGATATGCGCCAGAGATAAACGTGTCTTCAATGCAATCAGCCATTTCGTCCCACACAGCTTCTGCACGGCCTTCAGCAACCAACTGATAAGCAGCCAAGGCAGCAGGATCAGTTTCAGCACTGTACTTGGCCAATAAACCAGCACCTTTGGCAGTGGGCTTGGCCGCTTCGCGAGCAATTGCGGCAGCAACATCAACTGGGCTACCTTGAATGTGTTCAATAACTTCCTTGACCAAGCGGAAATGCACAGCTTCGTCGTGTGCTTGTTGTGTTAACAACTGCAACTCAACTGGATCTGCATCAGCAGGCATGTCAGCAATGGCACGGCTGATTTCAACCATATTCATACGCTCGTTGACCATGCGGCCGATAAAGTGTTCCACTAGCTCTGCTTGAGCTGGTTTTGATTCAAAATAAGCACGAACATTGTGTTGGCTGGCTTTGAAAAGGGCTTGATTATCAGCAACCAATTTGGCGACGAAATCTTTTGATGTAAGCATGTTATCTCCTTAAATATACTTAACAGAAAACAAGCGTACCAGGAAATTTTCTAGTACTCTTGTAAATTTTATTTACCTCAAAGAAATTTTTTTATGAACACCAAAATTTTTAACCTAGTGCACGAAAATTTGCTTCGTGCTTTTAATTTACCCAAATACGAGCAAATTCGTAGCACCATTGGGCCGCATACACTTGTGGACTCTTTGCCTTGGACTCCAGCACGTTACCGCAAGTTTAAAGATGCTGTAGAAGCTGAACTGCAATTGCCAAGTGACTATGTGGGCACACTACGTGGTATTGTGGACGACCTAAGCGAGCGTTATATCCTGCGTTTCTTTAGTGAGATCTGGAAGCCACGCACAAACGACTATGAGCACACAGGCTGGCAACTGGTTGAAGAAGTCAACGCACTCAACCCAGAAAAAGTGCTAGATGTGGGTTGCGGATATCATCCTTTTAAAGGACGCATACAGAACCTAATAGGTATCGATCCCTACAACAATCAAGCCGATTATGAAGTAGACATCCTAGACTACAAAGTCAAGCCCGAATCACATGATGTTATCATGGCCCTGGGATCAATTAACTTTAATGATCGTGAAGAAATTGAAGCACGTTTTAGTCACTGTGTTAGTTTATTAAAGCCGGGTGGTAAGTTCTTCTTACGTGCCAATCCCGGAATCACACACAAGACAGGGCCGTATGTGGAAATCTTTAATTGGACTTTTGAAGTAGTAAATGAATTTGCTGAAAAGTACAATCTGCATTTAGACACCTTTAAAAAGGATGCAAATGAACGATTGTATTTTGTTTACACCAAGCTCTGAGCCCGGGGCAACATGACATCAGCGGCTGCTTGGTGTGCTTGCGCTAACGGGTGCCAGGTATCACTAATGGGAAACCCCTGCTGTCGACTCCAGTCAAGAAAGTTAGTGCCATCAAACCTGGTCACATACGGCTCTACATAATCCTGTAGATCACCTATGCTCAGGGCCACGTTCCATTGACGTTCAAATAGTATGTCATCAATAGAAGTCATGATAAACGGAATGTTTTTGCGTTGCAATGTATCAATTGCGCTTTGCATACATACCAAGCTGGACAATTTGTCTCGATATTGGCTGTGCAAGTGTCTGTAGTAGGTGGCGGACACAGCATCATCTGTTGTGGGGCGAATTGCTTTCCAGTCCACCCAGTCTAGTTCTTGTTTGTTCACATAGTCAAATCGATCTATCCAGCTCCAACCAATTACAAACAAGTCTCTGGTGGGCTTGGCTGCTTCGCATAGTATTTGATCCAGGATAAACGTGTTGCCCTGCCCGCCCTGGGCATAACAAGCATAATCTAGCTTTAGACGCTGTGCCAGCAGTGCTGGCCATGTCATGGCACTGGGTCTGGGGCGGCTGGCTTTTTTGTCGTCAGGTAGGTCGGTGCCGTAGATAAAGCTACAGCCAAAACTTTTGATTTGCATTGATTTATATACCGGCTGCGGCTTGCAACTGGCGAATATCTTGTTCGCGTTCGTAAATTTGCTTGGGATCAACTCCAGCGGCGATGCGCATTTCGTTGAGGTCTTGTTCTTTACGGCGACGATATTCTTTGGGACTTAATGGGATCAAACGATCAAATGTTTCTATAGAAAACGGTGTTTCTTTGCCGTCATAGTGCATGGTCCATGCTGAACTGTCTTCAAATTCAGTCAAGGTGTTTAAATCATCCAACAACTGTTCAAGCCAACGGCCGGCACTGCTACGTCTGCGAATTTCAATGTAAACTAGATAACGTCCAGGACTGATTTGTCCCGGGCTGACATCAGCATCAAGCACCCAATCGTATCCTTTTTCAAACCATGTGGTTAGATCATTTGCGGCTTGTTTACTGCGCACAAAGAAACTGATCACAATGATGTCGTCATCATCGCCCATTTTTGACGCAAATTCATCCACGTGAATAGTGGGCTTGAGCATGCCCTCCATGTCCTTGTAGCTGAGTGCTTCAAACAGCGGGGCTTGGGCTAACTGGGACTGGTTGTTGCTGTTGTTGCTGTTGTTCATTGTCATCATCTTTGTATTCGTCTTGATCCATGTCCTGCTCGTAAGCATCGTCAAGATCTTCAAGGTCTACACTTTCATCTTCAAGTTCAATTGATCCAGTACGTATGTCGGTCATTAGACTCTTGGGCATGGTGATTTCTACCAGCCATACAGGTTTTTCGATCAGTCGAGCTTTGTGTGTACCAGGTTGATAATCTTCAGGATCTTCAATTTTTACCGGGATTTTGATACGTGTTTTTTTGTATTTTACTTCACAATCAAATGGCAACAATCTACGGCCGCCACGTGGATCAGGCATAAGTTTTTCGGGCCACATGAATGTGCAGGAAACCTTGTAGCGGCCTATTTCGGGTCCGGCTACCAGTTCGCCCAGTTGCCAGTTCTTGAATGCATAGAGATCCATTTCGTCTAGTACCCGTTCAAAGTCCAAAAGGCTCAACAGGCTACCTTCACTCATGTAGATGTCTTTGATATTGTCGGCTACCAGCCAGTAATCGGTGTGATCTTTAAAGATGTCTTTGTCCATGTTGTTATTTATGCGGGTCACATGAATGACATTATTATGAAAAGTTGTTGCCAGGTCAGTACTTATGGAGGTTTTGGCGTGAAATACATGCAGTTAATACCTACTGGCACAGGGTCGTAAATACCACGCAAAGGTAGCAATCATGTCAAAAGGAGAAATCGACTTGAGTAGAGCACGTGGAACCAAAGCCCAACGCCGTATGCAACAATCGCAACAGTACTATGAACAACCTGAAAACACTATAGACTTTCGACTTGCAAAAAAATCCCAACCCCGCCCCATAGAACTTAGGCCCAAGAGCCGAGCACAGGAACAGCTAATTCTCAACTTGCTGGATCCCGCAGTAAACATTTCAGTTGCTGTTGGTCCTGCAGGCACAGGCAAGAGTTATCTGGCCATGCTGGCTGCACTACAGGCACTGCGTCAAGGACGCTGCCGCCGAGTAGTACTAACTCGCCCTGCAGTGGGTGTAGAAGATGAGCAACATGGGTTCTTGCCAGGAGACCTAGTGAAAAAAATGGAGCCTTGGACACGCCCATTGTTAGATATCATGAAGGAGTTTTATTCGCCTCGAGAAGTTGTTTCCATGATAGAAGATGAAACAATAGAAATATCGCCCTTGGCATTCATGCGAGGGCGAACCTTTAAGAACGCTTGGATTGTGGCAGATGAAATGCAAAATGCCACCCCAAACCAACTTAAAATGCTACTCACACGCATAGGAGAAAACAGCAAGATTGTGGTTACGGGTGATGTTGAGCAAACTGACAAAAACAACAGCAACAACGGCTTGATGGATCTTTGCTCTAGATTACGAACTGGCAACTATCCAGGCCTACAACTCAGTGAACTGGGCTCACGTGATGTTCAACGTCACCCCATTATCTCATCCGTGTTAAAGATGTACGGATAGCAGGGTTAATTGGCGGGGCCTACAATGATGTTGTAGATTTCCCGCCAATTCTTTACTCGGGGGATATCAACATCTTCATAGTCCATGTTGTGACCATGCTCCATCAACAGGCTCCGTAGACCTAGCGCAGTGCCCACTTGGCAGTTGACGATCTTGTCTTCAATCCAGTAGTAGCCAGAGTCTTTGTAGGGCTCTAGTGCCGCATCTTTGTCAGCACCTGTGTCCAAGCAAATGATCTCTTCAAATGCTGTTTTACCAAACAGTTTGTTGAGATTCATTCTGCGCAGTTCTTGTGCATTGGGGTCTAGACTCAAGCTGGTAATGGCATGGAACACATAGCCATGCTCTTCGTGCAGTCGTTTGATGTAGTACATGGCGTCACGCAAGGGAGGCAAGAACCCAATTGCGGCTGACTCATTAAAGATCTTGATCAGCTTGCGCCCTTGTTCATAATCAATGCCGTAACGCTTGCCAATATCGTACTTGAATTGGCCGCCTTCTACTCGGTTGAAACCGTGTTGCTGTAGATACACATTGAATGCGTACTCCCAGTCTAGGCAAACGCCATCAATGTCAGTTAGTATCAGTTTCTGGCTGGGGTTCTTTGTTTTTGATTTCATAACCATTTTCGTTAAACAGTCTTTCAATGACTGCCTTGTAGTGTTGATAATAATAGTTGACAATTCGATCCCAATCTCTTGGAACAGTAGCACCATTTAAACTACATTTTACTACAGAAAGGGTCTTGAAGTCAAGTATTACGGAGGCCATCTGCAGGTCTTTGGGCTTGACTCTCATGGTCACTTGTGTACTTTCGTCCATTTGGCCATTGGGACGTTTGATATAGGTAATGATTAGGTATCTCATGACATGTTCCTTGTTAGATATTCAAATACTTGTTGGTTGCCTGCAATATCAAAATGATTAACATTTCCAGGATGTTCTTGTACCAGATCTGCAAAGCTGTAGATTGTGCCGGGCAAAGCAAACCCACTACAATGTACAGATTGAATGGGTTGCATTAATTTTTGAATATGTTGTACAACAAGTTTATGATACAACTCTTGCTGTGGGATACTGTGAAACACCCGATAATAAGTTTCAGCAGTTCGACGCCAGTGTGTGTTACTACTGCTTAAACTATCAGCTGCCACTAGATCTGCATGTGGGTGGGATGCAAGTGTTCTAGTGGGGAAAGACACATCATTGTTTACATACACTCGATCTGGATTGGTGTGCCACACAATTGCACAGTCATGCTCAAGTATGCTGGGCAAGTTCTCTTCAACAATGGTCAGTAATCTGTATTGACTGATGCCTCGTTGACTGAGATTAGTCACATGGTGCTGTGCTCGAAGCAGAGCTACCCAGCTGTCGGCAACTTCGTCTGTTGCAAAACTGTCACCTACAATGGCTATTTTCATCAGAGTTGGCAAAGTTCCACTAGCGTAGCACTGAGATTGATTTCAGCATCTGCTACAAAACTATGATTCACAAGCCCTTGCCGAATAATAACAATGGCTTGGTCTTGTTTTTCCGGCTCGCTTGACCACAAGTCCAAGTTGTCGTACATCCAACGAAACACTTCTTCCATCTCTTCGGGTCTTGCGCTTTGGCACATTAGCTTTCGAGCGTCTAGTGTGCGTCCGGCCTTGAACAAGTTCACAACATCCACCTTCCACTCTTTAACACCGCCGCCCTCGTCACCATGTGGTGCCGACAGTCGTCCTTCTGTGCTATTCATTTGGCACACATTCAGACACTTGCGCAAGTCAGGGTATGTGGCTCTCACATAGCTGTCAAGTGTGTCAAGATCAAACTCCACACCTTCAGTAACTAGCACAGTGGCCATTCTGGCAGTGAACTCTGTAATATCCACACGTTCAATGTGGAAACCTTGACATCTAGAATGTAGCGCAGGAATCACCCGATTGGGATAGTTACAAGTGAGAATAAAGCGAGCACTGGCATGATACGTTTCCATAACACCACGCAATGCAGCCTGTCCGTTGGGCGTGATATAGTCAGCTTCGTCTAACAGTACAATCTTGAACGCACCAAATGGCATTGTGGCAACAAAGCCTGTGATCTTGTCGCGGATTGTGTCTACAGAGTTTTCACGTGACGCATTGATTTCGAGCACATCGTAATCATCAATTCCCAGTTCATTGATCAGGATCTTGGCCAAGGTGGTCTTGCCCACACCCGGAGCACCTGAGAATAACAAATGCGGGATGGCACCTGAGTCTACCCAGCCTTGTACTTGTTGACGTTGTGCATTGTCCCTAAACACATAGTCTGTTAGGGTTGCGGGGCGATATTTCTCAGTCCAAAGTTGTTTCATACCAGTTCCTCAACAACACCTAACACTTCAGCAAGAATTAAAAATGTTCCTGCCCAAAACAAATTACCGATTACTAAATTGCCGCCGGCAACGACTCGCAATGCACTCTTGACAAGGCTGACATAAAAATGTCCCCGGCTTGTATCTTTTGGTTGAATTTCTATCATAGGTGGATGGTTCGGGCAACGCCCTTGTTTGTAATTACAATCGGGATGATATGGTTGTCTGCAAATGTTGCAAACTATTTCTTGAGCTTTTGTATTATTCTCTGTTGTTCCCACTCTTCTTCTCCGCTAAATGTAGGAAGATTGTTGTATTGATCTTCTATAAAGCATTTTAGCTGATAAAGTTCTTGTTTGCAAGCGAAAGCGGTAAAACCGTCATTGTAAGGACTGTTAATTTCAATTGACAATGCCCGAACCTGTGCGTACAAATCGGGCAAGTCCCAACGTTTTTGAAATCCCATTTAGAATCTATTTTTAGCTTGTGCCTGGATGGCATCGCTCATAGTGTCATCATCAGGTTGTTCATTTGATACTAACAGGATGTCTTTAGGGTCAACTTTGCGAATTGTTCTTGGCCCCGCGTCATCTTCAATTTCTACACCACGTGTCCAGCGTCCGTGTGCCACACAGATCCATTGTCCCACAGTAACATCACGTTGGTTGGGACCTGTGGCATACACTCGTCCCCACCGTGGGCGAATACCAGCAGTGGTACCATTGTCGTTTAACAGCACAATTCCCGAACTTAGTTGTCGTTCAGAAAACGTCATGTCCTCAACTATCACAGTGTTGTCTAGTGGGCGTAGGTTACTTACTCGGTGAGGTGCAAATGCGGCTTTTGTCATTAATTAAATCCTATGTAATTAAACTTTTTTGTTGAGTGATGATTTGTCAAAATTGTCGTCAAAATCTTCTGGAGGCACAATGTGCTCCATGGTTTCGATTGGACGAGCACGATTGGGCACTGGCGGTGTGTTAACTTGGGACTTGGATACATTGGTGCCAATTTGTCGATTGTACTGCTTGTTGATCTGTGTATTGCGTGTGGCAATAGGGCGATTGACAGCATCCACAAGGTCTCCACGGGCGTTGACGTTCATGTTGCCTACTGCTCGTACATGTTCATTTTGAAGTTGTAATACTCCAAGGTCGATGATGCGTCCTTGTGCAGTTCTATAAGTTTTTTGGGTCATTGTAATTCTCCTTGTGTGACTACAGATATATTTAACGTAAAAATTCCCTGGGGTCTAAATCCCAGAACATGCTGTCTATTCGATGTACACCCAGTTTGTAAAGCACATAGCTGGCCACACTAGACCCTCGACCTACTCCCCAAATAACATGGTTTTCTTGCATGACATCCACAAGGTATTTCAAATAGCGCAACAGATCAAACAAGTCACGCTCTTGAAACAACAGCAATTCCTCACCCACTCTTTGCAATTCTTCTTGTGTGTTACACAAGGCCAACAAATACTCTGCAATATCTAACTGTTTGTACTCTTGTGGCATGTGCCAATGTTGCTGTTGTACAGCATCAAACTCAGATACCGACACATTGCTACCTTCAGGAAAGGTCCAGGTTAACAAACTTTCGGGATCTTCTAAAAAACCAGCCAAGTTTTCAATATCTACTGAATGATCTACTGTGAGATTTTTCAACTTCAAGATATCTCGTCCTTGCATTAGTATATGCACAAGGTCGTGATCGTTGTAAATTATCTCTCCATATTGACTTGTTTTCATGATATGTCTATCTTGTCCGAAAAGTCTTTGCCGTTGCGTGTGGCAGCATCATATGCTTCTTGTTGCTTGAGTCGATAGCGAGATTGAAAAGCCTCCAGGGCCATGCGTATTTGGCTGGCAAGATGTGCGTTGTGGCGTTGTGCCCACATCATTTTTTTGGTTAGGTCGTTGATGCGAGTTTGCAAGTCATCTAGTGACAAATTGGGATCAACTTCGACTAGTGGATGTTCCATGAATAAAAAGCCCTTGTGACTATTATAGCAACAAGGGCTGTGATTGTCAACACAGTTTGGTTAGGCAAATACGCAACCATTGTTGCCGGTGCAGAACCATTTTGAATTGATATACATTAATGTGCAAGCATCTCCACGATCATTAAATGTAATAGTACCTGTACCACTTGACTTCCATCCTGCATTGGTTACTGTAATAACCATGTCACCACTGTCGGCGTACATAGCAAACACCTTGACTTGACCAGCAACACCAGCCGCTAATGTTGCAGTTTCGGCTGCCGCAGTTGAAAAATAACTAGTAGTAACATCCAAGCTGGCAGCGTCAGTGGTTGCGAGATCTTCTGCGCTGGGCAGGTAAATGGGGTCATGATTTTGATTTAGATCAAAAATGCTAATTGTCGATCCGTTGTCGCTGGTTTCAAATTCATACTCATATGTGCCTTCTTGATTGAACACAATAGAGTTAGTAGCTGAATCATAACCTTGCAAGTTGCCAAGTCCTACACTTACTGCCACGGGTAATATTAAATTATACGTGATATCAGTCACAGTGATTTGCAAACGCATTGTGGCCACTTGTCCGGCCGCTGGCCAGTTGCTGAATGCCAACGACACAGACCCCCCTGTAGACAAGGTATAGTACGGCCCGGCTGAAAAGTTCATGGTGGCGCTGACTACTTCGCCTAATGCAACTCTAGGGGCACTTGCTGACAACAGCTGAACATTGCTTATGACGCTGTTGTTCATGTTGTTGCTTAATGTGGTACCAGTTAACGGGGCTTTGAGCACTACTTTGCTTTGCAAATCTGTTATCTCAGCAGACGCATATCCAAAGTTGGTTTTGGTATTGGTAAAATTATCACGGAAACCTTGCGAGTCATTGTCTTGACCGGCAACTGGGTAAGTACCGTCGATATTGTTGGGGTTAATCTGGCTAGTCATCTTTTATCCTAAAATTGTTTGTTTGGGGAACACGAGATATTTATCGAAGTCGTCGGTCTCGGTCCAACGATCTGCCGGGCTACTAAACGTCATACTTCCGCCGTCGAACACTGTTTGTGTTCCCAACGCACCATCTCGATTGGTAACAAATATGTCCGAAATTTGATAGATTGTAACAGTAGACCCATTAGTTGGGGCTGTTTCAAATTTTACAAATTTTGGATAATACCCGAAATTTACTGTATAGTCTGTACTGTACTCTTGTATTACACTACCTACTTTGACCACTAGTTTTCCTGTAGTTGGCAACAAAGACACAGCAAAATACACAGTGTTTCCGTCACCGGTATAGGTTGTGGTATTGCTAATTCGTCCTGTAGTATCCAAGCTAGGGGTATCATACAAGTAGTCAGCAAAAACGTCAAACGTGACGTCTTGAGCAGGACTTGGTATCCAACTGTCAGTAGCAGGATCCCAATTGTGAGTTTGACTACGATCAAGTTCGTATCTATCTACTTTGAAATCAATTTTGTTGAGTTGATTACCATACTGTTGACTGATGTTGTAGGCAATACGCCCGCTTTCACCTGGATTGACGTAGGCTATGACCCAGGCTGGGGTAAATCCTAGATAATTTCCGTTGGCTTGTTTGGAGTTCATCCACAGGGGCAATGCTGGACTAATTTGTCCCACAGTATCAATTACTTGATTGCGCATGTTAGGTAAGCTGTTGGGGTAAACAACAGTTACAGTACCATTATCAAGGACCACAGGATAAGGTAATTCAACTGATTTACCAACACTGACTCCGCTGTTGTTCAACAGATCATCAATGATGGCGCTGTACACAACTTCATAAAGTACGTTGCCTGAACTATCTAGAGCCTGGGCTGTTCGAATCTCGCCCAGTGTGATGTTACGCCAGTAGTGATTGATTGCCAAGCTCTCTACGTAGGTATCTAGAGTTGCGGGATTTAATCCCAAAGCATGTACATACACAACATTGGATGCAAGCCCAAAGTTGCTGTCATCAGCTCGATATAGCAAATCGTTAGGGAAGATGTTGGGATCCTGGAGCAATTGACTAATCAATGCACGATCATTGTTTGGAGGCATGCACTTGATGTACAAACTCTCGTATGGTGTATTAAACACTCGATTCACAGTGATACTAAATCTACGTACTACATCAACGCTGTTGATTTGCGTTGATATTTCTATTAACGAATTCACAACAGCGCCGCCACCGGACCCACCAATGATTGTAACTACAGGTGTTGATGAATAACCGCTGCCAGGCTCAACAACAGTTATGGAAGTTATTGCACCATCAACAATGGTGGGTATCCCTGCTGTGGCTTGAACAGATACGGCACTTGAAGGTGGTGGTGCAATAACCACTGTGGGTGGATCAAGTGGATCGTAACTTGAACCACCATTGATAATCACCAACTGACTAACTTTGTATCCCAACTGCGCGGCCTGTGGCGCAAATGCATTTACATCAAACTCAAAAGTCATGTCAAATGTAGTGGGATTGGGGTCTAATCTGGTGCGTCTCAAAGTATCAAATGTTGTGGTACCGCCGTCTAGTGCAAACGTGTTAAAACTCACACGCCCTGTGATATGCCCAGTTGGTTGTAGTGTTAATCCTTGTGGTAGCTTGCTGTTGCTGCCACCAACAAGACGATATTGTAGTGCCCTGCCGCCAGTGTTGACCGCCGCTACTTCCAGCACACTAATGCCACCGTTGTCAATTGAGCCTAAGTCGGAGTCAGTTAACCATATCACCTCAGTTTCAATGTTACCAATCACTGTCATGGTAAATGTAGATGGTTCTGAACGGATTGTGGGATAATCTCGCTTGTAAACAACAACAGTAAACTCATATGCTATTTCAGATGGGCCTTGTGATACCAAATGCCCATACAACCAGCCCGTGTCTGAATCAAACACTAGATCACGAGGTGGCGACGATGACAATCCCGAGGATATTTCGTATGCCACAGCATCACCATCAAAGTCTATGGCCTGGAATTGGAAATAATAATAATTGTCTGAGCGGACCCTGCCTAGACTACCCGATGGTGTTAACAACACTGGAGTACGAGTGGGTACTACATCTGCTGTGATCCATGTGTTGTCAGCAGTAAAGTCAGTGGTGTCGGCACTCATGCTGTCTTTACTGTATACAAAAATTTCAAATGTTCTTAGATTGCTGTCTTTGCCATCAGTGATTTCCAGTGTGAATTGAAAATTCCTGCTGGCACTGCGTGTGGTAAAATCATTGGGATATTGATCCTTGGGTGTTGAATCATATCCAGGCGGGGCTGATCCAGGAGGTCCTACTAGCGGTTGTATTATTCCAGTTATTAACCCGCGATTGGTAACTGCCACACCCGGTGGGAATGATCCAGATGCAAGTCTAACAACAACATTATCACCAGGATCTGAATCAGTAAACAACAACTGAATGGCCACTTCGGTACCATCATAATAAGTTCCGACGTTGCCCGACGGGGTAATGAATTCGGGTATGTTTTGCCCAGTAACTGTAAGAGTAAAGGTACGATCGGCTAGGCCATCGAGAACCAGGGTTGACCCTACAATTTTTTTAGTATAAGCTCGCACTGCAAATTTTGAAAGCACATCCTTGGCAACTTCTTGAGGTACGCCTTGAACACTAGCCACTGCTTTGGGCACACCAATAATGGATCCATTGTCTGCTACTTGAATCCCCGGGGGAACTGATCCAGCAATCAAGCTAAAGTAAACATGCTGAGTAAATTCTGCAGTCATTGATCCAGACCCTGGAGTCAGGGTTATTGGCGTTGTGGAAAATTCAGTTTGAGAAATTGAAAATTGATTGTTGCCATACACAGCAAATACAAAATACCGTATGGTAGTGCTTACTCCACCAAACACTGTGCCAGTAAACATCACGTTGAGGCCGGGGTATACTCCTGCCAAACTAGAACAAGTAAATCTAGTAGTAGAAGATGATGTGACCGTGGGAGTAGCCACAATCGGAGTTTCGGCCAGCATGTCATACTGAAAATACTTGTTTTCAGGAATGATCCCTAGACTCCCAGCCGGGGTAATCCAAGTTGGTTGTGCCATGATTAAAATACTGACCCTGATATGCGTTTCCAAATTACTGTGCTTTCGTCGTAGTCAGCAAAACAGTAATAGAAATATTGATCATCATATGCAGTCATGCCAGCCAAATCACCCGGCTGCCCTGCGCTTGTTTCGGGAGGGGTTGTTTGCAATCTTGCGTAGAGTTCGCCGAAATTGTTATTGCATTTTTGATATGCAGTACGTAGTGGGTCCCCTAACCCGTCGTTTGGGACTGTTCCTACATTAATAACTTGTATTGCCATTGTTTACCTCGCTTTAAGGTATTTATGGCGTTTTAGCACTTAGCGAGGCGCAAAACTTGAGCCGCATCCGCAAGTGGTTTCAGCATTGGGGTTGTCGATTACAAAGCTTGCGCCCATGATATCGTCATTCCACCTTATGTTTGCATTTTGCAAATAGGTCATGCTTATGCTGTCTACTAGCACTTTGACGTCAGTGTAATCAAAATCAAAGTCGTCTTCGTTTTGCACTTCATCAAGGGTAAACCCATATTGCATGCCCGAACAACCGCCACCTTGTACAAACACACGTAGTTTGATGTTTGGGTTGTTTTCTTCTGCAAGAAGCTCGCGTAGTTTTGTTACTGCACTGGTATCTAGTTTCATAATTTTATTCCTGAATTTTGTATATTTTCATACATTTTTGTTGCAAAAAACTCAAGGCCATCTGGCCCGTAGTGACTTAAATCTCTCGCAGTTGGGGTGTAAAGTTGCGACCCTTGCAAACAATACAGTGGTACATTATTGGCACTGCACAGCCATTGAATTGCATACATATTTTTCAAGTGATTGAAGTCAGAATTTTGGTCGTTACCAAACCAAGTCTTGAAAAATCTAGATTCAAACTCTTTATCAACTTGTGGTGCAAGTACATTTATAACATTTACATTTGAATCAAAATATTCAAATCGATGCATATTTGGTATCCACATCACTACAAATTTAGTATTGAGAGTATCAATGTAGTGAGTTAGCATTCTAAATGCAGTATCAAGACTTGAGCCGCCAACCCCTAAATTCCAAATTGGAAAATTCATCATGTTGGATAATTGTTGTGGCCATGTGTCTTTAAGATGATTGCCTATGCCCATGGTATGGCTGCAACCTAGTGCAATACCAGCTGGCCGGTTGTCAAAATTGTCACATCTAAATCCTTGTGAATTAAATTTGTATTCAAGCGGAACTGCGTTACCTTGTTGATCAACCCAGCCATGCTGTTCTAGTTTGGCACGTGTTGCGGGATTTTTTAAATTTTGACCAAACAAAGTTTGGTTATCGTGCCCGTACCAATACATTGTTTTGTTAGCATATCTTGTGTGGGCATGTAACGGGAAATGCTTTTTGAGCATTAGAGTCTTTCGTTGCAGACGTCCCAGTCAATAATTTTCCAAATATTATCTAGATATTTTTCTTTATCTGATTGATAGTCTAGAGCCCAGGCGTGTTCCCACCAGTCCACTAACACACAGATGTCTGTGCGGACTGCATGGTTAGCAATGGTCTTGATATCGCCACCGGTGCTCAAATACACCCATCCGGATCCTTGGATTTTCATTGCGGCTTCTTTAAAAGCATCTTTGAAATCTTCCCAGGTGTCAAAGTGTTCTTCTATGAGCGCGAGTACTGCACCTCGGGGCTTATTGGCGCCCTTGGGAGCCCGAAGCTGAGGGAAAAACTTATTGTGTAAAAAACTGCCAGCACGATTAAAATCCGCATTGCCTTCTCCTGCATTGTAGCGTTTGGCATAACCTTTGGCCAAATGCTCAAAATGATAGTCTATAGTTTCTTTACTCATTATGGGTTCAAGGTCTTTGACACCATAAGGTAAAGGGGTGGTTTCCAGTTTTGCCGGACGGGTGCTTGCTTCTACAAGATTGATGTGGTCACGTAGTTCCATGCACGTATTTACCGACGTCGAGTAATACGGCCACGTGTGAGATCGTATGGACTAAACTCTACTTCTACGGTGTCGCCTAGTAGAATTTTAATGTTGTGTTGACGCATCTTGCCTGAAATTACGCCAGTAATGGGTTCATCTATATTGGGCAGTTTGACCCTGAACATTGCGTTGGGTAGTACATCTATCACCTGCCCATCTAGTTTAAAACCTTCTTCCTTGGCCAATTAAGTTAATCCTTTTAAAATATATTTTGCAAATGCATCATGAGCATCCGAATAAAAATGTACGGTTTCGGTATGAATAAAATTTTGTTTTATACACCAATCGCAGAATTCAGTGCTTTGTGCCGGCCAAATATATCGATTAACTTTTACTGGGGAAAAGCTATGAAAATTTAACACCTTGATTCCATAATGTTCTGCTATGCTATTTAATGCAATAATATTCTTTAGTTTGTTTAATTTGCCGGTTTTTACATCGGTACTATAAACTCCCCAGTATTTGCAATACAACTGATACTCTTCTTGATTAGATATTGTTCTGTAAATACCGGGTCCAGATTCATCTGTATCATTAGATTCTTGTTTGTACCATGTTTGTGTACCAATACAAAACTGTAACCAAATTTGTTCTTTATCGTTCCAAACTTCAATCCTATGATTGCCTGTCCAACAAGCAATTACAATGTCACGTTCTGGCACAAGTTCTTGATATTTAGATTCAAATATTCTAAACATAGCATCATTGCTGCCACCTGGGATAGAAAAATTTTGTACCTGATACCCAAGTCCCTGGGCAACAAGTGCTGGGTAACTTCTAGAATATCCGTATCTATCATCATTACTACCAACTTCCAGATGCATTTCCGACCCAGCGGCATGACTACACCCTAAAATTAGTGCTTGTGGATTAGCCAATTGAAAATTCAATCCTTTTCAGTCTATCCCAACGGAAACTGCGCCATGCATTTTGTGTGCAGTCCCAAACCACGCACACATCATCATTGGGTTTCTTCTTGGGTGTGGCAGCATCTCCCTTGGTCTCATTAACTACATACTTAGCACCTTTGGCTTCGTTTAAGGTACACACCATAGCTCTAACAGTACCATCTGCTTTTTCAAATTCCACAGTGATCTGGCACTCTTGTAGCAGGCCCTTGAGCCAAACCCGGAATGCTGTGCGCTCGGGTTCTGCGGCTTTGGTATAATAGTTGGCATCACCGTTGCTCAAACGTTGCCACATTGCTGTTTCTTCAAAGTTCATTGGTCATTCCCCCATGCTGTTATAAACAAAAGTTGGTCTTGTGCGCTGGCAAAGTTCCAGCACATATATTCTTCGCAGACTTCAGTAGTGTACTGGTCGCCCGGTAGTCCAAAATGTTCAACTCCCCAGGCGCAGATTTCATTCCACTTGGGGTGCCTTTCCCAGGTCAATTTAACCGGGTACTGGAACATTAGATTTCCACTAGTTTTGGTTGCCACGAATCGGCTCTTTCTTCATAGTTGATATACCCACGTGGATTACATACCACACGAGTACTGCCAACCATATAATCAAAATCTTCATGTGTGTGTCCGTGTGTCCATAATTTGATCTGTGGGTGATCCATAATAAAGTCATCTAAACTAGAACTATATGCACCATTCATGATAGTGTCATCTGCGTACCTAGGATGGGTGCTTAATTTGCTAGGACTCATGTGCCCTACAACAACAAACTTTTGATCAAACTTGCCTTCTACTATTTGTTGAATGTATCCCACACTGGTGCGATGACGTAGCGCAGTGTCTTCGGGTGTTAGTCGTCTAAAAGCATGATCGCTGTTGCGAATGATTCTGTAATCGTTCATCATGCCTGCAACATGATACAATGTGATGGGATCACCTCGATTCATGTCAGTCCACAATGTGCTACCAATAAACGTAAAATCATCAATGGTACGACAATCGTTTTCCATGAAGTAAACATTGGGGAACTTTGCACACTCTTTGCGCAGGTACTCAATGCCAATGGGCCACTTGCCATGATAAAACTCATGATTGCCTGCTACATAGATCACGTGCGGAAATTGAACACTACACCGACTTAGAAAGTCTCGAAAGCGTTTGGCTTTTTCTTGGCGTTCGCCTAGACTTTCGGTCACTGTGCTTGCACTTTCGGGATGATCGTGCATGTCCTGAGCAATCATGATATCGCCACTTAGGATTAGCACATCCACGTTGTCTTCGTTTTTAATAATACAATCACCAAACTCAAGGTGAATGTCACTGGTTACATATAGTTTCATATTACATCCTTTAGTTTACAAAGGCACCATCGGCACCTGCTACCGCAACAATAACATTATCAATATTAGCAATCCCTACCAACGTTACTGCATCCTGGTAGGTAATATTAGTTTTTAATGGGTACTGATCAATTATCTCTGTGCAAAACTCTGAAGTAAATTCTCCATCTCGAGTCACAGTCATAATCAGTTTGTCAATATCATTGAAGTTGTATGTAGTGGCACCCGATACAATAGTGTGATTGGTAATCACGCCATTTGTAAGTGTCGTGTGTTCTACTAGATCTTTAACCAATACTGGGAAAGTACCTAACACTCCTTTGTCTACAATAATTGAAAGCGAATGCGTTTCATTAACTATGGTAGGTTTATCTATCGTTTGTGCAACCGCAGTAGTAGGTGTGGTAGTAGTTGTTGTTGGTGTTGTTACCCAAGGTGCCGAGGACTTTCCATTCCATTCTAGCAAAGAATATCTAATCGATGCAACACCACTATCTTGATGGTCAGTTACCAAATAATAGCCATCGGGTCCACGAATCACAGTCGAAATGTCACCTTGTACTAGCCCATTAGACAATACAGATCTCCAAGTATCAACAAATGTTCCATCAGGTTGTTGAAGTAACATAGTGGTGGAAATATTACTTGATCCCCAGCTAGACTCACTTGACATAATATCTAGTTTACCGTCCCCATTAAAGTCTGCAATAACAGGATTATAGGAAATAAGAGTATTTGTATTGTAGTTAGGCAACACGGTACTGGTTACATCTTGAAATTGTCCATGACCTAGATTCTTCAAAAATTGAATACCACTAATTTCTGGCCAAACTCCTCCGCCAGTGGTCCAGGCTCGACTTAACACAATAACATCACTTAATCCATCGTTGCTAAAATCCATCGCCACTACACGTACAGCATGTGGTTGTCCACCACTTGGTAATGTAGAAATTTGACTTAAACTAACTGTGCGGTCCACATCATTTACTATCATGCGAGATAATGTTGGTCTAGTAGAAATACCGCCCACATCAACTGCAATTACTTGCAAAGTACCATCGCCTAAGAAATCCCCGAATGCAACATCTGATCCATTTGCAGACCCCAAAAATGTGTATTTGATCAAGCCGTTTTTAGAACCCATGTACATGGCTGGTGCACTTTGGTATCCAGTTGCATACACATCATCAAATCCGTCTTTGTTGATGTCCCCGCATGCAGTTCCGTGTTGCCATCCCACATTAGTGCCAAGACTAACCCTTTCAAATTGGCCACCTTTGTTAATCATTTGGTAAGTGGTAGCAGGCGAGTTTGAATCAGTGTAAGCAGAAAAAAACAAGTCCCTCTTGCCATCACCGTTGAAATCTCCTACCGCAACATCACCGACGCCTTCTACTTGATTGATGTTATTTGGGAACCATTGATTGGTTTGATTTACAAATTTTCCGTTTGTCCAACCAAATATTGATACGTTAGTATTCTGGTATGCGCCGGGCCCCTTGCTTCTAAAGCCGCCAAAAATAACTTCATCAAGTCCGTCATTGTTGATATCAATATTGTACAAATATCGAACAGCAAATGAATTAACTCCATCTCGGAAATATTTAAAGCTACCCGCCGAATTTGAACTGCCTAAAGTTAAGGTATCCATGACTACATTCCTGTGTGCTTGATTACAATGTTAAATTATAGCAAAAATTGAATATGGTGTCAACTCTGATCTATCATCGACGCATTGTGCTAATTGCAATGGCTTCCTCATCGCTAAAGATAGGCACGGCGTTGGATTTGTGCATGGTACCAATACCAATAACTTTGGTACCGGTATACACTTTGTGCACAGGTGCAGTTGATCCACCCGCAGTAACACGACTAGGGATGTTGTTTGATGTGGTACGACCCGGTGGGGCTGACAATTTATATGTCAGCGGCTCTGCTTCAAGTGCACGTCGCCGGCGCTTTTCTTCTTGCTCAATGCCTTGGGCCTTCAAGAGTTCTTTCCAGCTTGCATCAAGCTCACGGGCACGTTGTGCTTCTGCGGCATTGCGAAATTTGATCTTGCCACGCTTCTTGCCGTTGAGACTGAGTGATGGATGATGTAGATGCATGCTCATGCTATAATAACTCCGAAATATATGTTATTATAGCACGAGTAGAATTACTGGTCAACGGGCATTTGACACACTGGAATTGGCATCATTTTATGTAGATTTCGAGTACGAATTGCTCGATATTTTTTAAGATTGTCTTTTTCGGTCCTGGTCATAGACTGATCTCCAGACTGGTCCAGCCACATGGCTTGTTCTAGTTCTGGGTAAGTCATACCCAGTTGTCCTTCATCTGTACGTCCATCATCCCACAATCCATCAGTGGGAGCCGCATCAATAATTTCTTGCGGCAAGCCGAATTCTCTGCCCATGTCCCAAACAGCAGTTTTCATGCAGTCGCCAATTGGGCTGATATCTACGCCGCCATCGCCGTACTTGGTGAAGAAGCCTACACCAAAGTCTTCCACCCGATTGCCTGTACCTACCACAATGCCACCATGGCTTTGTGCAATTTGATACAGGGTCATCATGCGCAGTCTAGCACGTGAGTTGGCAAAGGCCAGTTGTTCGGACTCGTTGGGCTCTTGTTCTGTAGAACAGAATGGTCCAACTTTCTTTTCAAACGCACTATACACCGGAGTCAAATCCATGCTCATGTGTGTGACGTTTTCTCGGTAACGATCCAACAACCAGCCAGCTTGCAATGAACTGCGATTGTCCAATGTCTTGGCCTGACGAATTGGCATTTGTACCACAATGGTTTTGATCCCGGTTTCGGCACACAATGCGCTCACAACTGATGAGTCAATACCCCCCGAAATTCCCACCACAAAAGTGGAAATTTTGGCACTCTTGGCATAGGCACGAAGCCACTTTACAATGTGATTGATTCTTTGTTTAGGTTTCATTTCTTTAGTGTATCCCACATCTTGCTTTTTTCCTTGAACTCAGCTTCGAGTTTTCTGTACTGTTCACCTAGTTCACGTAGCTGATCCCATTCAGCTTCTAGTTCGGTATTGGGCCGAAGCATGTTGAGACGGTCCTGGATAGATCTTAATGTTTCCATCAAGCTTTCGCCATTGACTCGAATATCTGCGTTTTTGCCTTCAAGATCTATTGTGCCACTTTGATTGACAGTTAGCGCAGGAGTAGATGTCCATCCGTTGCTGGTGAGGACTGCTCCCGACGAAACCGTAGTGGCACCAGTTACCGTATAAGTGGGAGAGCTGCCAGAATCAAGAGTAATAGTATCAATAGTGTATGGGCCCATCATGGTGTTAGTTGTTTGCGTAATATCCATGTACCATCCGTTGAGTCTGTCCAAGTTAACACATCACCTTCTTGCCAACCGGCGGCTTCTAATAAATCTTCAGGAAACTTAAGAATAGCATCACCGGTTTCCGGGTCTTCTTCTACAGTAAGAGTCCAGGACTGCGTCATGTTACTTGGCAGTGGTCAATGCTTCTTTTTCTGCTGTGATTTCTTTACGGCGCTCTTTGATACCTTTGCTCATTTCCTGCAAAGCTTTGCGAGCACGGGCGGCTGCGGCTTTAACACCCTTGGTGGTGAATTTTTCGTTTTCTGCAATGTATGTTTCGTATGCAGTTTTGATTGCTTCGTGATTGGCTGACATGTTTATTCCTTTGTATAATGTGCATTGGCACTGTTTAATTATACATTGTATTTTTACAAAGTCAAATTATTTGGTTAAATTAGGTCAGATTTCATTACAACAGCCAGCTTGGGGTCTTGATCCAATACCAGTTGCCAACATTGATCAAACTCCTTGTTGACATGTTTGGTAAACTCAGACAACATAAAGTCAGAAAATTCTGACTCCCCGGGTACAATCTTCAATAGTTCATCACACAACTGATCATGTTGGTATGTGTAATAAGTTGCGTGTGTAAGGACAGCATGCAAGCAATGGTCAACATCTCTTTCCCAATGTGGTGACCAAACCAGGGCATCTTCATGGTTTGATTTATAATAGTCTCTTCCGTAAACGTCCCACCAACGCCTTAGGCTCAGATAAAAATTTGCCTGTACTCTAATGATCTTACGTTCGGGGAAAAGTTTAGAGATAGTCGGGCTGTACAAACAATGAGAGGTTACCATGGGCTCGGGGATATCCAATGGCTCTAAATCATCGGTAAATAACGGATACTTGGGATAGTTGCTCCAGGCCACTGAGCCTTGTGTGTCCCATCCATAATGAGCATGTTGTCCACGATGTTGATCCCAGAACTGACTGTTGCAAAATTTTCGTACCAGTCGTATGCCACCTGACCCGGGTGGGTAAGCCACCACAATAGGAACTGTGTTATTCTCCATCTATGTGTTGCCTATTCCAACAGTCCCATATTGTAACTGAGTCCCAGTTGTGGGGCCAGTGTAATCGAAACATGTACAGACTGTTTTGTTCATAAATTTTCATACGATTAGATTCAATAGTGACTTGAGCATTAGAAGATTTTGCCCATTGGCGTAATAATTGTTCTGCGTTTTTGTCTCGTACAATTACAATATACAAGGCATCGCTAGACCTAAAACTGGAAATGGTCATTCTAGTGTAAAGTGACACCGTTGGGAGGGTGTGGGGTGGTTGGTTGTTTTTTTGATTCTATGGCAAAGACAAACTCGTCGTCCAGTGCAAAGTACTCGTTGTCGTGCTTGCTGGCGCTCTCTGTATTTACACCAACTAACCTCATCATGGCACCAATAGGCACTTCTCGATATCCGTTGTTGTATAGCACCTCACAGATATCAATAATGAGATCGCGTACTGTTTGTTCTAGTTGATCAGTGTCTGACATATATTTAATTATGCCAGAATAAAATATCAAAGAAAAAGCGGCCCAAAAGCCGCTTGTTTCTGAGCGTGCTAGCTTTAGGCTTGCACTTTGGCTGCCGCCAACACTTCTTGGGCAGTTACATCTTTTTTGGCCTTTGCAGGCTTGCTACCAGTCTTGAGAGTCATGCTGACTTCAGACTTGCGAGCAGACTTCATTTTGTCTGCGGTACGATTGGCGATGGCATAACTTGCATCACCTGTAAAGCTACCAGTACCTTGCAAGTACTCCAGAGCCTCAAGCTTGGTCATTGGGCTTGGCAGTTCCATCAAGTTGATGTTGGTGCAGTTTGCCTTGTTAAGGATCTTGATACGTGCCACCAAGTCGTTAGCAAAACGAGCCTTGGTTGTACCATCGGGGTTAGTAGCGGTGCCAGCTACGGTAAAAGTTTTGTTGTCTTGCTTAGCCATAAATGCCTTTCAAAGTTGCCTATTAAGTTAAAGTTTGTATGCTGAATCTCTCAGCATGTCTTAGTATAACAAAAAATGAGTTACTGGTCAACCATTTTTTGTACGTTTTTTCCACTTTTTTTACCAGATTTTTTGTCTGTGTTTTTAGCGGAATCAGCGTCTTGTAGTGCATGTCGTAATTGGTGTAACCCGCGACATACCGTTTCGTACTTGATCCAAGTACGATCAAACCTATTTTGGTAAACAATAGAATGGCCTCGTATGGTTTCGATGGCTTCGGCCTGGGTCATATGGCCGTTGTCTATGTCTTGTAGAATTTCTTTAAGGTCATCAACAATGTTCCAGCACTTGAGAATACCTTGCTCAAGATCAAAGTTGGTGTCAGTCAGTGTTTTGTCGTCTATCATTTGGCCATCTCCTGTGATTGAGTTTTAACAGTATCTACTCCGCGATCCAACATGCGAGCGATACCGCTAAAACCCACAGTTGCTACTATGATACCAAAAATGAATCCAATTAAAATCTTAGTCATTGCGTTCTCCTTACCATGAACTATTATAAAACACTTTGAGTCCCATGAACAACTCTGCTCGAGCCTTTGTAATGAACTCCAAGTCCTGTTTGCGATAATGGTCATCGGCATCGTTGCCAAAAAAGAAACCTGATGTGCCTGGTAGGGTGCCAGCAATGATGTCCAGTTCTAAAATCTCTAAATCCTCGTAGGTTAGTTCTAGCTCAATGCCATTAAAGTTGCTACCATCCTGGTTGCCACCATTGCGCTTGTTCCAGAGCTGTTCCATCCAACCATGCAGGTTTGGATGCTTGCGCCAGTAGGCAATCTCACGTGGCTGAGACACATTAGGGTTTGTATAATCGCCATCTTTGAACTCAGCACCTTCATAATATTCCCGTTGCTGGCCTGCTTTGGCGGTTACGTATGCATACATGTCAAGTCCCATATCTAACTTTTCCTTTGTTTGTTGACGTTTGAACTTCATTTAAACGATTGCAACCGCTTGCTGAGCACGATCACTGTGCATGCAATGCCCAATACCACGAATGGTGTCTGCGGCCATTTGCGGGTTGTTGTCAAACATGTCACGGATGTCCTGCTCACTGATACCGTCCACAGCGTCAAATGTGTAGATCTCATAGTGACGTTGAGGATTGGCCTGTGCTCTCAACTTTAGGTGCATGGGATTGGCATAGGCATGTCTAGGACTTTCCTTGCCTTGTAGCCGGGCCCAGGTCGCTCGTTGCTGATCGGCAGTGATGTCGGCCACATACTCAAGACCATTGCAGTCCCACATAACCAGGAATTGATGTTCTTTGTAATTTGGCTTGCTCATTCGTCTACTCCAAACATTTCTTTAATCATGCCAGCACACCCGTGTGCTGTTTCTTTACCATACCTAGCAGGCTCGCCTGACCCAATTGCGTCTGCTACATCACCTACTGTTTCACAAACTATTGCACATTCCCTAACAATCAACACAGCAAACTTTTCAATATCAAACGATTGATTTCTATCGTAGATACTGGGCTGTGGCCTAAATCCGCATTGTTCTGCTAGTTCTTGAATTCGTTTGTTCATATATTATAAGATCAAACAGGTTTCTGGTCAACCAGTCTGCGGATACGGTGTGCTATGTCCTTGGGTGTATCACCTTTGCCTGTGAGCATGTAACCCACATACTCTACCATGTCGGCTTGCTTGAACTCTAGATCAAGTCCGAGACTACGGAACACAAGGTTAACTTGTTTGAGGGTCTCTTCCACTGTCTTGTGCACAATGTCCACATGACCAGATTCGATTTCGTCGTAGTCGTAGCCCACTTCGTCCACTAGAACTTTATACAAAGCACCTTGGTCGTCCATGACGCAAAACTTGCCAAACGCCTCATTGAGCTTGGGATCATTAAAGTCGTCAATGTGCTCACCGATGTCGTTAGCATCGATCCAGTTCAATTCTGACTGTTTTTTGTATGTGTGCATGTTTGCCCCTGTTCTGTTACTATACTTCTATTATACGAAATGAGCAATTTCTGGTCTACCAGTTTTTTTAACAATTTTTGGTGGGGATTTTTTGTTGTTTTTTTGCAACAGAGACTGTTGCGTATTTGCAACAGAAAATTCACGCTGTACATAGTACTTGATTAGACTACGCTGTATCATGGTGATCAAATCCCCGTTGTCATCTGCCACAACAAATCTGTAAGGGCATCTGCCCCAAGTACCTGATTGTACAAATTCATAGTAGAATTTTCTATGTAAGCGATTGGCTGGATCAAATACAACCCAAGGACGTCCGTGCAATTGAAGTTGGCTCATTTTTATACCTTAAAGTAAGTGTAGTGACTGCCTAAATTCCAAGTTGCAGTGTCAACTGCAACACCATCATGAGTTGTTAGTGTAATGCCTAACTCTTGATATCGTTTCCAAAACCAATAAATGTCGGGTGTGGTACTACCCAATTTGGTTGAGTTTAATTTTTTGTGTTTTGTGGCACTCAAGCGACATGTTGGAATGTTCAGTGCTTCATCAACTGTGAGTCGATCAAACAACAACAAGTCACGAGCCACTGAAGCAGGAATCACATGCTCAAACTCAGTCTTGGTACCATGTGGCAACCCTGTCTCATAGTAGTGAGCGCCGATGTTTTCTTTGATACTGTAGCCATGGTATCGACGCAACAACACATCAATCATGTCTCGGATAAGACGTGCAGTTTGATCTTCTACTTTTAGCTGACGATACATTTCTACATAACGCTCAATCTCTTTTTTACAAAACTCCTGGGTGGCATTGTAACTGGCACCGCCACGTTTTACTGGCGTGGGTTTCTTTTGTGCAAACCCACCAACACGTTCTACAAGTGTTTTCATGTTAGAACATGTCCTTTACATCAGGTGTGTACACACTAAACGGCATCTTGGGAAACTTGAAGCCCGCTGGTTGTTGTGGTACCCAAGTGGTGTTGAGTTGGTGCCAGAAGAACGCAATACCTTGTGGTGTGTTCTTGCTGTTACGTGGAGGATCAGTCCAGTCTGTCTTGGGACGATGTTTGTTGTGCTTGTTCCAAGCATTGACGTTGGCTTGGTGGCATTGTTCCCAATACGGCCCTTTAGCATCAAAGTTTGCGTCAAACAAGTCGATACAATGTTGTGCCAGGTCTTCAATCTGCGCATCTGTGTATCGAATGTCTTGCTGTTCGCACAGGTTCAAAAACTCGATAATGATGGGAATTTCCTTAGTGTTAATGGGACGTTGCTGAATACCAACCACGTACCGGCCATAAACTGCAAACTGACGTACCACTTCTACTGAAGCATCGTTGAGTTCGTTAAGACGACTAATGGCACCTACCTGATCTGTGTCGTTAAACTTTTCAGCAGTCAAAAACATGTCTGCGTTTTTAATGTGTGTCCACTTGGCATGGGCGTCTATCCACTCAGGTTCGTTGACATTGTCCACTTCGACCCCGTAGATCATTTGCATAAAAATGTCAATGATGTCTAGTGGTTTCTTACCAGCATTTTTGCCAACTGTGGTGTTGTTGTTAATAAAGTTACTGCGAAGTTCGCCACGGCTGAGAATGTCGTACACATTGATGGGTACTTCAATGTCTTCAAACTTTTCGCCAAGCCCTTGTGTAGCAATCAAGTACAAGGCCAGGCTGGTGTGCTGTCCATCCCACCCACCCCATGTCCCATCCGGTGTGGCATATACCTGAATGGGCTGTGCTTGGTATGCACGGAAGTTGGTAATGATGGTGAGAATCCACTGCAAGTTGGGTTCACGTTGCATAGTGGTATCAATCACAATGTCTTTGAGCTTGCCCATGAGACTCTTGCACAAACGAAACTTAGAGCTGTCATTGATGCTTTTGACCCCGGGGTGATTGCGTTTGAATGCCTGCAAAGCCTTGGTTAGTTTTGCTTGCCAGTTGCGTTGAGCTTGTAGTGGCATTGCCGCTACTGTGTCATTATAACGCTGAACCAGGTCAACAAGATTTGACGCTGAGTTTGTGTAGCGGGCATTTCGTGTAGCCGCATAGTTTGGTGTGGCAGTTGCCATTTTGGTTCCTTTTGTTCGTAACCACATAGCTTGTTGACACCATGTCAATGTTGCTATTTTTAGGTTAGCCGGTAGAATCTCCTACCGTATGTGTATTATATGCGAAAATCCCGATTGTTGTCAACCGGGATTTGGAGTTTTTGGTGTTGTATTTTTACAACACTCTTACTGCTACTTTTTGGTGCTTGCTTACCCTACCAATGTACTCGTATTTGATGCCGTACATCTTGCAATGCTCTTGCCAGGCCTTGAATTCATCTAGTTGCCATCCGGGGTAGTTGATGTACTCATCAAACACAATTACAGTACCCGGCACAATGTTATCTTTCAACTGATTGAGTACAGTCTTTGTGCTAGAGTACAAATCACAGTCCACATGCAACAATGCAATTGGTCTGGTCAGTTGTACTTGTTGTTTAAAACCGGGCAAGGTGTTATCAAACCAACCTACCCATAGCTGGCAGTTGGTTCGCACACGGGGTAGATTACTACGTGCAAAAAATCCCTTGCGCATACGACTGGTCCAGTCCTCGGGCAAGCCTTCAAACCCATCAAATCCATGTATGGTTTTTTCTGGTAGCCAATACCCAAATTGGTTTAGGGTACGCCCGGTTGCAACACCAAATTCCAGCACAGTACCTGTACTCAATAGTATGGGATCAAGTTGTGTGGTAGCCACCCACTCATGCAAATCATAATCAGTGTCAAAGTTTGGAATGGCTCGCATGTGTGTTAACACATACTGCGCAGACTCCTCACTGGCTAGTCTTACTGCTGTAAACTCTGTGTCAATGACATCAGTGTATAGACCCAACAATTGTTTTTGTGCCTGTGTTGGCTGTGGGTAACGCCACCACTCTTCCAATCGATCTAGAAGCCTGTGTAATTTTATCATGCAGTAAGTTTAACAGATTATTTGAAGAAGATCAAGACCATTAGGCTAGCCTGGACAATAAAGCCCAGGGCAATGGTCACAATGTTCAAGAAGTTGCGTTGTACGCAAGCTTGGGCAAACATGGCAACCAAACCTGCCCAGGTCAGCAATACCATGTCCACACTGGGCATGCGATCACTAAGACCAGTTAGGATTGCCAACAATGTAGGCAAGGTGGCAGCATGTAACAATAACACGGCTAGCCATCCCAGAGTCTTTGCTGAAATAGGAGCCACCCACTCTTGCAACCAGGTCACTGTTTTCTCAATGTCAAAGTTTTTCATTTAGATATCCTTGTAAAAAATATGTCGGCCAATCTTTGTCACACGTTTTTTGTTCCACTGTGGGTTTACATAGTCTGCGTGATAGTACAATGCGTCTTTGAGTTCGGGCAATCTAAAGCCGTCAATCATGACCATCTTTACTGCTTCTTCGCTTTCGGCCCAGAGCTTTTTGTGTATTGGTCGAGTCTTGCTGGTATTTTCGCAGTACCAGGAAAACTGGCATAGTACTCGTTCGTACACCATGTTCTTCTGATGTACCACCTGGCACGGATCTGCTGGATACTTGCCACTTTCCACACGATTCATTACAATCTGGGCCACAGCAATTTTGCCTTCTGCTGGTTCACTTGCGGCTTCCCAATATACGTTTTGTGTCATGCACTGCATCCTGCGTTCTTTGTCTCGTAGTGCAGCCTTGAAATCACCAATGCTCGAAACATTGCCAGATAAATCTGCTCGCAATCTATCAAACTTGGTTTGTGTGGCGTATGTCACCACTGTGATGCCTATGAAGGCTATAAGCGCAAACATTGCAAGATGCAATGCGTGTTGCATATATTTTTTCATGTTGGTTCCTTTAAGGTTAAATGCACAGTTTCCTATGCACCAACGGCCCGAAAATATACAAAAGCCGCTGTGGTCTTTTTGGAGACGTAAGTTTATGTATGGCTCGATTGTATTATAATAAACTAAGTTTATTGTGTCAACCAATCGAGATAACTAAGGTCACTCCCATTTTAGCGTAAACGCACAACAATCACGTTCACTGTCAAAATAAAACAGGTAGATTCCGGGACGTTGATCTGTGCTGACTTCAATCAATCTCCAGCGCCAATCACCTTGACACTCAGTTTTGCACCAAGATAGGACTTCATCTAGTTTGCCAAAAGGTTTGGCAATCTCTCGATGATACTGAAAACTTTCTGCTATTCTATCGTGTTCGTTAAGTTTCAAGTCTAGACTCAATGTATCTTTTCATGATGTAGTCATCACACTGGCCAACATCAAATATTGTGTAGTATAGTATATTATCAGAAATATCAAAGTGATTGCAGAAACTCTGACCGTATCTCATGCCACGCAGGCCATCAAAGCTATAGTGATCTTTCCACTCTGTAAACTGCTCCAGAGCAATTTGGCGCCCGGCCTTGAACGGGTTTGCTTGCAACAACGATGACATCATATGCTCTATTGTTGTGTTTGGTGTGATAAAATTTATCATGCAGATTTAATCAATCCCACAAGCCTTGGTAGTACTTGCCAAACAAGCGGAAACCGTTTTGGATACGTGCTTCTACTACCCGCATACCTTCATAATCACACTTGTAGGTGTTTTTAGGCCCGTCTTTCATTTGCCAGTATTTGTGTTCGCCTTTGGGTACTTCGTTTTTATCCTTGTCCACAGGCACCCACACAGTATCGTGTTCGCCTGAACGGAAAGCATCTTCCCAAGAGTCATCCACTTTGCAAGAGAACGCAAAGATCATTTCATTCATGACCCATTCCCAGCGAAGATGTAAATTGTCATCTGTATCCCACTCGTTTTCTTTAGCTGGCGCGGCCGTGCTACGCAGGTGTTCGGGCACATCCTCATCTTCCACCAACGGGCTACCATGCTTGGTTGCCTGCAGTTGTTTGAGCATGGGCAACACAATAAGAGCCAAGGTATGATCCATGCTCCAGGTGTCCCATTTGTCAATCTTCACATAGTCAATCTTGGGATGGATTCGATCCAGCACCCACATGATGCCCTGGCTGATGGGTTCAAGTCGGTCTGACCAACGCTCACACCAGTCCGGGCGATCAACCCATTGTGTTTTTTCTCGACCTTGATCCTCCAGTGTTTGCTGAAGTTTCCACCGAGCACACTTGCTCCAGTCAGTCCAGAAAAACATATAGTCAAACCAAGTGTATGGACTGAACCAATGATATCGATATTTGCTGATATAAATCTTCATAAATTCTTTGCCTTTAGTTGTACCAATAATTCTGCTCGGGGGTCAACAAATTCCACAGCTGGACGATCAGATGAGTGATCCCAGGTCCAAAACCAGTCCTGACCTATTTTTAGATCAAGCTCTTGTTCCAGCCATTTATATACTTTGGTTAACGTGGTATTATAAATTGTTATCACCATGATATTATAGCACAGTGATTAACATAATGCAATATCAATTGGTGCTTAGTTCAGCTTTGAGCTTGTTGATAACATCAATATCACCTTGAGTGATATTGACATTGGTGTCGGGAAATTGTTTTTCAATAGAATCTTTGACTTCTTTAAGAGTCGATCCCTGAACCAAAAAAGCACCATCCTTGACGTTGTATATGTAGTATATACCATCGTGTTCTTCCACACGAGTCTGAACTGTGCGTTCTATTTCTTGCTCAACTAAGTTTTTGAGTCTGTTCAAGCTGTCGTCAGCTGACTCCAAGGCTTCACGAACTGCGCTTCGTATAAACATCAGCACAATAAACACACCCACTGCTAAACCCAGAACAAAACTAATAAGAAATTCCATAGTCACCTCATCAATATTTAACACCTTGTGTTATTATACACTAGATTGGAATTTCCGGTCAAGAAAAAACCCGCCAAGATAGCGGGTTGTTTCCGGCATGCCCAAGTTGGGCAAGTTGGTTTAGACCAAGCCCAAAGCAATAGCTTTGTAACCAGCGGCCACCACCTTACGGCTTGGTTTGCCCATGACGTATTCAGTCACACGCACACCATTGCCAGCAGTGCGAGAGTTGGCATACACAGCAAAGCCATGTTGACGCAAACGGCTGGCTTCAGCGGCCAAATTGCCAACACCAAAACGTTTTTTGGCTTCTGACGCTGTCAAAGTCTCACCAGACTTGAGTGCTGTAAAGACCTTGAAGGTCTTGGTTTCAGGATTAATAAATTTCACAATGATACCTTTCATCTAAGTAGTTCGTTGTCCTCACAACGTGATACAATAATAACATGTTACTGTTGGTAAGTCTACGATATTCTGAAGAGATTCTGCCAATTCAGACTGTTTTGGTGCTTTTACCCCGTATTATATTGGAGTTTGCGGTGTGAGGTACTATATAATAGTTCAAGTGGCACTGTGTCACTGAATTATAAAGGACTTTAAAATGAAGAAAATTGCATTTGCAACTCTATTGGCTTCGGCCGCAATGGTGGCATCAGCCGCTGATTTCGTCAGCATTGATGTTGACCATGTCAAAACTGCATCCGGCCAGGAAAGCTCTGCACAGTATGTTCGTGCTGGCAAAACCATCAATGGCATCGACTATGGTCTCCAAAGTCGTACTGGTGTGGGCAACAAAGGTGGCATGTTCAACAGCCTAGAAGTTACTGGCGCAGCCGGCAAGCTTGGCCCTGTACAACCATTTGTTGGTATTGGCTATGACAATGGCTTCAACGGCGCACCTGCTGGTTCATACACATATGGCTTGATTGGTGCTACAACTGGTGCCAAAGTTGGACCAGGTTATGCATTTGGTGGTGTTAAGACTCGTCTAGGTACTAGTGCCGCACATGAGACAAAACAAACTGTGGCATTTGCAACCTACAGTATTCCTGTTGCCAAGAAGATTTCACTCAATGTGAATGCAAGCAAGAGCTATCAAGACATCAAAGAAACAGCTTATGGTGTTGGCCTAAGCTTTGGTTTCTAATTTAACTTGATGTAAACCAAACCCGCTTCGGCGGGTTTTTCATTGGAAAAATTAATTGCCGTCATAGAAATAATTGTTGGAAAATTCCGTACAGTTGCTTGATTCCATAGATAACTACTAGTACAATACGCACTCAGTACAAACACTGAGAATCAATTTTTAACTTAAAGGAAATCAAAATGAAAACAGTCGGCGACAAATTAGCCCCATTCGCAATCACAGGCGTTAAGCCAGGACAACCTGAAGATGCTTTCTATACTATCACAGAAGGTAGTTTCGAAGGCAAATGGAAAGTAATTGTTTACTATCCAAAAGACTTTACATTCGTATGCCCAACAGAGATTGTAGCTTATGATAAGTTAGCAAGTGACTTTGCTGATCGCGATGCTGTATTGCTCACAGGTTCAACAGACAATGAGTTTTGTAAAGTGGCATGGCAAAAAGCACACAGAGATTTACAGAAGATTACTCACACCCAGTTTGCTGACACACAGCGTGGAGAGTTGAGCTTGATTGAACAACTAGGCGTGTTCTATGCTCCAGCCGGTGCCGCACTTCGTGCCACATTCATTGTTGATCCAAACAATGAAATCCAACACGTTACTGTCAACAACTTGAACGTTGGTCGTAGCCCAGAAGAAACACTTCGTGTATTGGATGCGCTACAAACTGGTGAGCTATGTGCATGTAACCGTACAGTAGGCGGAGAGACTCTCTAACATGGCATTCAACGACACTATCAAAGGTGCGTTGCCAGACTACGCAAAAGACACCAAGTTAAATCTTGATGCTGTTCTTTTGCGTAGTACATTAGATCCAGATGTTGCTATGGGTTGTGCTGTGGCCTCACTGGCTGCAACTGGCAACGGTAAGGTATTAAGTATCTTGTTAGCAGATGCTCCTGTACATGCAGAGTCAGCAATGACAGCCGCAAGTATCATGGCTCAAAACAACGTATGGTATCCCTACGTTGAAATGGCAGATGATGAAAGTCTAAAAGGTTTACCAGCACAGTTACGCATGAACGCTATTGCGTCACATGGTGGAACCACCAAGGCCAACTTTGAAGCATTCAGTCTTGCCGCAAGTATTGTGGGCAAGTGTCATTTCTGTGTTAAGGCACATTATGATACATTGAAGAAAGAAGGCTACACAGTTGAACAACTTCGTGACATTGGCAGAATTGCCAGTGTGATGAATTCAGTAGCAAAAGTGCTAAACAGTTAAAAGACAAAGCCACCCTAGGGTGGCTTTTTTATCACTAGAGTCTATTACTTTTTCAGTTTTAAGAATCTAAACCCAAGGTAGGTAACAGTCAATACAATCAAGCACTCAAGGCCGTTGTTGCCAAGTGCCCCTGCAAATGATGCCACAGAAACTGCTATTGAGTTAGCCATCACTGCTCCAAATAGTATTTGCAAAATAACAACTGCAAAAAACAATTTTACACCCAGGTGTGTAATTTGACTTAGTAGGCCCGAGGCCTTTTCAAACGCTTTGTCCATATAATAGACTCCTTTAAAAAAGCAGATTAGATAATCTGCAAAAATATTTAAAGGTCTCAAGAAGAATCGGGCTGTTTAGACCCGATTCTTAGTACATTTGGTCATTAAGTACCAAGTTCTTTCACATGCCGACAGTCTCCACGGAATCGGAATCCTGAACATGTGCACGAGTAATTGCCATTGACTTCGGTAACCCGGTACTCATCTCCCTTGCTACCTTTTACCGTCCATACACGACCTTCGGGTTCTTCTTTGATATCAAACTTCCAAGTATTGGGCACGTCCTTGAACTTGCGGCCACGGATATCGATGCGTATGGGATTCTTAAAACGGATAGGTTTACCCTCACCAAACTTGACATAGGCAAACATTTTGCTTTTGGAATCATCCATGAAGTACACATGGTTGATGTTGGCACCATCACTCCACTCCGTAGTTTCAAGAAGCGTCTTCATGCAGACTCCAACATGTTGGCCGGAACATTGAACAGGCCACCTGGAGTGTTAACTAACACAAACTTGATCTTGACTTTGCGCACAGTGCCAACATAGGTCAGGCCGTTGCGGTTGCTGGTAAACTTAACAGAGTCACCAATGCTGAATGCTCGAGTTTTTTGCTTAGTGATTTGAGCACGAGCATACTTGATGGCATCAATCATGCTTGACAGCTGATCGTTTGTGAATGTTCCCGCAATAATAGCAGAGTTGACTTCTTGAATTGTAAGCATGATGTCTCCTTGTTTCTTACTATGCTTCTATTGTAGCAAATGAGCAATTTCTGGTCAACCACTTTTGTTGTTGTATTTTTGCAACAACTACCGTAAATTTAGATTGACCGTTGTGTGCGTGGTTATTTCGGGGAGTTTTTACCGTAAATATTATCCTAAACTAGTCTAGGAGCTAGAATAAAAATGAAAAAAATATTATTATCTATAATTGTGGCGGTACTGTGTGTCGGCACGGCCCGAGGCCAAACCACCACTACCTCAAGCTCAGCAGGTGGCACAACCACAGGCACAAGTACCTTGATCAATCAAGGCAGTTACGACTCCAAGAGTCTGGTGGACACCAATAGTACAAGTAATAGTACCAGCACAGTTACGTCAAACAGCAATACTACCAGTAACAGCAACAGCACCAGTACAGCCGCTGTTAACAGTACCAGTAACAATACTAACAATAGCAACAGCACCAATACCAACACCAACTACAACATTCAAAGTGGTACTGTGACCAATATCAACAAGAATGAAAACACAGGCACAATGACGTACAATAACAATAACAACAACGTCAACTCTGGTACAATGACATATAACAACAACAATGTGAGCACCAGCACCAGTGTGAATACAAACACCAACAACAATATCAACACTGGTGATATGACTTATAGAAATATCAACAACAGTACTAGTACCAGTGTGAATACAAACAACAACAACAATGTAAATTCTGGTACAATGACCTACAATAACAACAACGCAAGTACCAGTACCGCTACCAACAACAACAACAATGTTAGCACCGCTACCAACAACAATGTCAATACTGGCGACATGACCAATCGTAATATCAATACATCGGCCAGTACTAGCACTGCTACTAACAATAACATAAATCAAAATAACTCAGTTAATACAAATATTCAACAAGGTGAGTTAACTAACAAGAATATTAATCAAACTGAAATTACTCAACGAGTTATTCAACCTCCACCAACTGCTGTAGCACCTGCTATGCTTTCAGGTGGCAATGCTGACTTATGTTCAACTGGTAGTTCAGGTAGTGTACAGACACAAGTATTTGGCGTATCAGGTGGTGGCACAGTTCGTGACATGAACTGTGAACGACTAAAGTTATCTAAAACTCTATATGATATGGGTATGAAAGTGGCCGCGGTTGCTACAATGTGTCAAGACCGCCGTGTGTTTGATGCTATGATAGCCGCAGGTACACCTTGCCCATACGAAGGCAAAATTGGTGAACAGGCCAAGGCAGCATGGACAGCAAATCCTGACCGTATCCCCAAAGAGGAAGAGGACAAACTAGATGACACTTATAAGAAGATCGGCGCTGGCGCTTTGCTTGGCGTTATTGTTAACAAGTTATTCTAATAGTCAAACTGTATCTACTACCGGCAATTTAATAAATTACGGTACTACACCCACGGACACAACTAGCACCTGGAACAATGGTGTGTATGTTAATCAATTAACTTGCTGGCAAATGGGAGACCCTGGTAATTGTGGTCCTAATCCCAGTGTTAGACCCGGTGGCTACATCAACTTCAGTTATGGCACCTCTGATCTCAATCAAGTTATCAACATAAACAAAGCATTAGAATCGGCCGGCACTGGGGTTCAACTTGCTGGATTTGTCTACAGCTTCACCGCCAAAAACGGTAATGGGTGGGATAATGGTCAACAAGATTACCTATCCGCTTATGTTAAATTATATGGGTCTGCTGGCAACCAAATTGCCGCCTACGACTACACTGCATCAACTAATAGAAAATATAACTGGAGTAACTTTAGTTTTACAGAGACATTTGCTACACCATACACTGCGGCTGCATTGAGTTCAGCGCAAGTGGGCTTAATTGGTCGTGACAGCAATTTTTGGGCGGGCACATATGGCCCAGAAGTATTCAATGTTGACTTTCGTTTAAAATACAAAATTGACCCGTGTGCTACTAATGTTGCATATAGTTCAACCTGCGCCGGGTTCAACAACGTAATTAACTCAAGCAATTTATTAGATTCAACCCGCGGTGGAACAAGTTTAACTCAGACATTTGCTATTAATACTGCTCTATCAAATGCAGGTATAGGTGCAATGGTTCACGGATTCAACTATGGATTCAACTATAGAGTAGGCGAAAGTTGGTCAGGATGTACTGCTACTAACCAAGATGGATCATGTAGTTGGTACATGGATATACCAGGTCGTGTAAATGCTACAGTATCATTAACTAATAGTAGCAATCAATCAATATTTTCAAAGAATTATAGTTTAACAGGTGATGGCGTCAGTGGCTCTATCAGCGACAAATACCTTTTGCCTTCTAGTTTAAATCAAGCCGTATTAGGTTCAGGAAGAATATCAGGTAGTACATCTGGTACAGGTTCTAGAATTGAAGGCATGTGGGCCACATTGATTTATACCGCTGACCCTTGCGTTTCTAATCCGCTATACAGTCCTGATTGTAAAGGTTATGCGTTTGCTATGGCCAAGCAAGCAATGGCATCAAATAGCACATCAGTAGTTGTCGCAAATGGTGCACAAATGCAGGATCCTGTAAACACAGATCCTACTCAGCCTGCACCACCAGGTAGCCCACCGCCACCACCTGGTTCTGAACCACCTCCGGGTGTTGCACCTCCACCGGGCGCACCACAACCAGGCTCAGGTAACCCTAATGGATCTCCAGCAAACCAGGCCCCTGCACAAGGTAGTAGCGGTCAGCCCAAGCCAGGCGAAGTTAAAACAGCCAGTGATAACACTAGCAAAGCAGGGCCTGGCCTAAGCTCTGTCATGAGCATGATCAGTAGCAACCAAGCTAGAATTGGCAACGAAGCAAAGTCTGTTGTACAAGCCGCAGAATCTGCCGCTGCCAAGGATGCACAACAAGCACAACAACAAGCAGAGGCTGTGGCCAGTACATTAACAGCTCAAAGTGTTGCAGGCAGTATGTCGCTTGCAAACGATTCACAAGGTACAACCAGTAAGTCATCCGCACAAACACAAATCAGTACGTTTTCATTGCCCACAGGTGCACAAGCCGCTGCCGCAAGTATGGAAGCTGTTCGACCACCGGCTCAGGCAACTGCAACTGACACCTCACAAAACACAGGTACAGGATTGGTGCTAGTAAATGCACAAACACAATTTAATTCGTTTGTGTCACAAACATCCTACATAGTGTCGGCTGTTGAGGCTCCTGTGGTGAATTTTGGGTTCCAGTTGCCAACAGGAAGAACTGCAAGCATGTATGAAATTGAACTACCACCAAGTGAAGGTATCAAAGTGGGTACCCGTTCTACATTAACTGATGTGTTAGAACAGCAACCCACAATGATGCAATCTGTTGCACAATCTCAACAAACCGGCACAGTCAAACGAGATGTGCAGATTAATGATTTGGCTGTGGGAGTTGACATTGCCAGCATTGCTCGTCAACCGGTGGGATACCAAGCATATTCAATGATGATGCCAGACGTTGCATTTTATGCACCCAAAGAAATTTATCGCAATCAGATAAATGTAGACAATGTAAGATTGTTACGTGGCCTGGGCAGTGATAGATTGCATCAGGAAATGGTCAATCAGCAATACAAGTTAGGAGAATAACATGAACTACATTTCTTATTTTATGTTAGGACTTGGTATTGGGATGGCGTTTTATTACATCTTTTACAGCGATAATTCACAAGCTGTGTTAGAACGTATGAAGCATGATCTTGCTGTACGAAAAGAATGGGCTAAAATGTTAGCTGACCAAAAAGCAAACAATTCAAAATGGCCAGCTGGTTGGGAAGAAAAATTAGGAGAAAAAAATGACAGAAGAAATCAAAGACGTCAACGCCAAGGTTGATGAACTAGAAGCAGCCGCAAAGAAGTATGCTAGTAAAGACACGGTAATCTCCATTGGTGGTTACGAATTTACACCAGCCAAACTCATGGTGGCATTTACCATTGTGAGCTCTACGCTGGGTGGGCTGTATGGCACATTTGAAGTGTACAAAGACTACATGGGTATGAAGAAAAAGATTGCTGAGTATACAGCGCCGGACCTGAGTGGCTTTGACAAACGTCTAGCTGTGATTGAGGAGAACTCGGCTAAGACTTCAGACTACACTCGGGACATTAAAACTGACCTAAAGAATGATTTGCGTCGCAACGAATCAGTTACTGAACAAGTAGAACGCAGTGTCAAAACTGCACAACGTGAAACTGAAGCAGAGATGCGTGACATGCGCAAGGCAGTACGTGAAGATTTAGAAAAAGCACGTAACGAAGCCAACACTATTCGTAGAGAAATGGCCGATGCACGTAGAGAGATTGAACGAGAAGTTGTTCAATTAAAGAAAGAAGTTGATAGCAAGATACAAAAAGCCATTGACAATCCCTTGGCCAACAAGTGATTACTTTTTGAGCACAGCCTGCACCAGGCTGTCTATGCTGTTGACAACAGGCACGTGTTCTACCGTGGCAATTCCAATACTCAAAGGCAATTCAGTACAACCCAGTACTATTGCCTTTGCTCCACGATCTATTAGGCTGTGAATTACTTTCATGAGCAACACCCGAGATTCTGTAATCTTGCCGGCCTTGATCAAATCAATTGCGGGCTGTACAAAGAAATCCATTTCTGCACGATCTGGTACAATACAATTCCAGCCTTGTCGTTCTAGTCTGTACTGATATATCCCATGTTCTATTGTACCCTGGGTACCCATGACACCAATAGTTTCTTTTTCAAGACCTAGGTCACGCAATTCTGTAGCTATGCTGTCCACAATGTGTATGATGGGTACACCCAGCTTGCACAGTTCGTCGTACCAGAAGTGTGCCGAGTTGCAAGGTATCACAATGCGATCACACCCTGCGTTTTTTAATCCACGAATGCCGTCCTCTAGCCAAGGTAAAGGATCATCGTTGCCTGATTGCATGGAGATACTGCGATCAGGGATGCGTGGTTCATTCCACAACACAAAAGGCATGTGTTCTTGATCGCAAGTGGCAGGGGTTTGTTTGATTAGTCTTGTGATAAACTCGGCGCTGGCCGCTGGTCCCATGCCACCGAGGATTCCTAGACGTGTCATTTTTAGAATGGATTCAATGCGGCACTGGTGGCACTACCGTTGTTTGTAACTGTAAAGTTATTGGTTGATGCATCTGTTAAGAATCCCGCACCCTGATACGTATTCAACAACAATTGTGTTTGTGTACCTGTAATGGCTGAAATATTAGTTCCCGAACCTTGTGTAGTTGCAAGTGGTGCTGTGGGCGGTGTGAATGCGCCGGTATACACAGCCACACCTTTGACCACACGCATATTTGATATGTTACCGATAAAAGGGTTAAAGCCCGTTACAGCACACCCTATTTGAGTTGTGAGAGTCGAAGCAACCAACCCACTGCTGGCCCAGGTACCCACTGATACTCCGTTAACCCATAAAGTCACAGTGCCTGCTCCATCGTAAGTCATGGCCACATGATACCAATTATTCAATGCGTAAGTAGATGGAGAGCTTATTCGGTAAGTACCTCTTTGGTCCACACGAAAGTTACCATAGTAGTAGGCTATGCCCAAGAATCCCACACTGTTTTGCATGTAGATGTACTCTTCGATGTTAGCAGTTGGGTACACAAAAGATTCCACAGTCCAAGCGCCACTGTTTTGATCAAACGCTGTGTTATTGGGCACGGTGAGATAATTTGTGCCGTCAAGCAATATACTACCGTTTACAGCTGATACTGTCCCTGTACCTAGTTCCCATCCGGGTCCTATGCTCCATCCTGATCCTATTGATACTGTCATAATATTATATTCCTGTAAATGTGTAAAAGGCACCGCTCACAAACACACCGCCTGTTATAGTAATTGTTTGAGAAGGAGCGTCAGTACTGACCACTGTGGCTCCAGGAATCTGATCCACGGTCCAGCCTGCGGCAACATTGTTTAGATTTGGCACACCGGTTAAACTTGACCAAGATCCAACAAAAAAGAACCCAATGGCATCATTGGTTCCTGCAACGTTTTGAACACTTGGGTTTGTTGTTTGTCCGTAATACGGGCCAACGCCTAATGCCCACCCAGGACCTATTTCCCATCCTGATCCTATTGTTACTGCAAGTGGTAATGACATGATATTTTCCTTATTACTGTTATTTATTTTTTGAACAGCAACATTGACGCAATGATCAAGGCTGTTTGTGCGGCTTCTACGTCAGTGGGTTGCTCTTTCCAACCTATACTGATCTGCCCAATAAACACACCGGGCTCAGCTGGCACGCTAATACGGCACATATAACTAACACCGTTTTCCCTGTAAGCAAATCCAATAAGGCTTTGTGGTTTGAGATAGGGGCCGCATGGTATCTTACCAGACATCAAACCAATCACATCATTGTTGTTGTCGTAGTTCTTGCTAAACAAGCCAACATCTAGCCCATCATATTGTTTATTTCTTCCACCATTGCGTGTGGCCAAAAACGCAATTTTTCTTGTGTTTACCAAGGTGTTGACTTCCATGATAGAAACAAGTTCTACGTCGGTATTTTTCAGCAAGAAATTATAAGCTTCTTCGTACCGACCATTCATCTTGGGCAAAGCCTGTTGAGCACGATAAGTTGCCAAAAATGCATCTTTTTCTGTGTAAATGATCCAGCCGCCAAAGCCCAAGACACAAAGTAGCACAACTGCAAACAAGCGAAAAGGACTGGATCCAATCCAGTCCAACAAGCTTATGAGTGTGGCCTTAAGCTGATCCACCGGTAGCTACCTCTTTGTCACACACAAATGCTGTGACTGCCACGTTGCCGTGTACATGACTTGCTGTGCGAATCATGTCCATGAGCGGATCAACCGCAATCAACAGCACCAACACAGCTTCGCTTGGCAGTTTCAACAAGTCACAGACAACTGCTACTGTGGCAACTGTAAGAATACCTGTTGTACCTGCTGATGCTAAACCAGCAAGAATACTACCTAACAACACAACCAACAACCCAGTAAAGCCCAATGGTGCATCATAGATGTTGGCAATGAATACTGTGGCAATAGCGTAGTAAACAATACTACCAATTCTGTTAACAGTGAAGCTTAGTGGAACTGTTAGTTCAACACCGCCCTTGTCAAAGTGTAGTTTGTGTAATGCTTCTTGTGCGTATGGAATACAAGCTAATGAACTACGTGAACTAACAGCAACAATTAGCGTTTCTTTGGTTTCACGAATTACAGTAGCAAGACTTAATCCTGATCTCCACCAGATCATTGCTGTGCCTGCCACAACAACTAGTACGCCGCCAATAAACTGTTGCATCACAAAGTCAAACATGGTCATAAAAATGCCCACTCCAACTTTACCCACTTGTGCTGAAATCATGGCCAACAATGCGATTGGCAAGAAATAGTTTAGGAACTTGAAAATGCTGATACTGGCTTGTTGAATACTTTTCAGTACTTCAACCAACATTTTTTGTCCTTCAGTTTTTAGATGCCCAAGAGCAACACCAAAGATCAAACAAAAGATAACAATCTTCAAGCTCTCACCATTGTTTAGTGTGTTGAAAATGTTTTCTGGAATAAACTTCTCTGCCATCTTGCCTGCGTTAACAGCCGGTGCTGTTGGCATTGGTTCTTTAAGTGTAATGTTTAGATCTGTACCACTATCTTTATCGTTAACCAGAACGCCTAGTTGCGTTTTCTTTTCAGGGGTCATTTCTGATCCAGTAACAACAACTGTGCCTACACCTATTACAGCGGCCAAGAACATACTAGATACAAAACCAATAATGATTTTACGGATTAGTGTTTGACTACCTTCTTTTTGTAGCAGGCCAATAATACCCACAAGGATAGTGGCCAACAAGAATGGTAACACAACTACCTTGAGCAAGCTGATATAAATGCTGCCAAGACTTTCAAAGTTCACACTGAACTCTGGTGCGTACACCCCGGCTAGGATACCCACAACAATTGAACCAAGTATGGTCCACGGGCTTGTTAAAAATGTTTTTAAATGTGCTGTTGTCATGGTGAGTCCTTATTTCTTTTCGGCTTTGTATCGGTCCATTAACTTTTTGGTGTCAATGTTGTTGTATTCGTTTTTAATAACGTAATTAATAATGCTCAACAGTTGAATCGACTTGGGATTCACTGCTACAGCAATGTTGTCCACACTGTCGGAGATTGTAATTGTCTTGGTGCTAATCGCGGCGTCAGGTTTTTCAAAGCTAATCTTCTTGATTTCAAATTCATCACGATAAGCGGCAGCAATGTCCCCATGTGTGACACGGTCAATAATCACATCCCATTTGTATTCAAGAACAAATATTGCCTTAGGAAAGTTAACACGAGTCAAGGTGTCATAGCTTGAGTTACGGATGAAACTTATTTTGCCATTGAATTCTCTGATCACTTGATACACTTCGCGACCTTGTGAGTTTTGACTTAGCCATAGTCGATTAATAACCAAACTCTGTCTTAGTTTAATATAAGGATCACTAAATCTAACAACTTGTAGTCGTGGGCCAGTTACGGATAATTTACTAACTGCTACGTCTGCCTTGCCGTCTCTAACCTGTTCTACAACTTCAGCAAAACTTTCAGCATCGCGTCTAAATTGTACTGGCACTCCTAGTAGGACACCAATTCGTCGCGCGATTTCGACGTCAAGACCGTGAATGTCATCACCTTCTCCGGAGAAGAAAGGAGGACTATCCTTTTTGGTCATTGCTACAACAAGAACGTTGGCTTTCTTGATTGCGGCAATATCTGCGGGTAGTGGGACTGTGGATGTTGGCAGTTGTGCATACACAACTGATGCAAACATCACCAGTAATAAAGCAAGTAGTTTTTTCATAATTTGTCCCATAAATAGTTTTTAATGTATATCTATTTATAATAGTATATTTCAATGGCAGCAAACGTATTTGAGCTGTTAAATACATTGTATTAAAATTGTAAGGAACAATCACATGGCAGAAGAAAAGAAACCGCTATCACGCTCTGAACGTGAAGCCTTGATCAAAGACAAAGCTGGATGGGTTATTGTTGTGTTTGCGGCGTTGCTGGCAATCAACACCTATCTAGCTGGTGGCAACTCGGGCAAAGTACTAAACAACACCATTGATGCCAATAATACCTGGGCTTTTTATCAAGCCAAATCAATCAAGCAAACCCTGGCTGAAATGGCACTAGATGATGCTGTTCGTGCCAAGGACCAACCCAAGCAACAAGCATTGCAGGCCAAGATTGATCGCTACGAAAGTGATCCTGCCACAGGCGAGGGCAAAAAAGAACTCATGGCCAAAGCTCGTGGTCTAGAAGAAGAACGCACTGTGGCCAAACAACGTAGTCCTTGGTACACTTATGCTGGCTCGTTGTTGCAGATTGCCATTGTGTTGCTGACTGCAAGTATTCTAGCAGTTAAAGATGTGCTGTTAAGAGCCAGCATAGGAGTTGGCAGTTTTGCCATCTTGCTAATGACTCAAGCAATTTGGCTGTGGTTACCAATATAAAATAACACACTTCTACATACCGGGCCCTGAGCCCGGTTTTCTTTGGCGGCATTAATATCAGTAGAAACCATGAGTGATATTGCATCGCAACATAAATACCTTAGTAGAAACCACGAGTTGCTACCACAAAAGGAATCCACACAATGAAAACTTTATCAAATTTCATGCTAGAGATCCTGGAACGTTTGGCAGAAATGTTCCCAGGGTCCAGCTATCAAAGCCGCTTGGATGCATATCTAAGCAACAAAGGCATTACCGATGCCGCACAGCTTGAAAATTACATCAAGCAATTTAATTCTCAAAAGGAAACTTATCTATGAAAAATATCATCAACACAATTTACCAAGGCTTAATTGACTGGGCTGAAATGATTCACAATTATCGCCAAAGCTCTGCAAGCAAATACCACTATTGGAAGTAATCATGGCTATAGAATTAGTAGCAATTCAGATTATTGTGTTTGGCACAATAATTCTTGTGTACATGTTTCAGGAGTTCGATAAATGACATACCTAGATATTTTATGGACGCTACTACGTTGGAAAACACAAGGTTGGGACGTTCATCCCATTGACCTTGACAGCGAGTTTACAGGTTGGTTTTAATCACGCTTGGTGATTATTTTATCTGCTAAGCCGTAGTCCACTGCTTCTTGTGCACTCATAAAGAAGTCACGTTCCATGTCTGCGGCAAAGTCTTCGTAGGTTTTGCCAGCAGAATTATGTTTCACATAGATTTCAGTTAGATACTGTTTCATCTTTTGAATTTCCCTGGCCTGGATTTGAATATCCGTAGCTTGTCCACGTGCACCACCTGAGGGCTGGTGAATCATGTGTCGTGCATAGGGCAAAATATAACGCTTGCCCGGTGCACCAGCAGTGGCCAACAATGACCCCATGCTACAGGCCTGCCCCATCACAATGGTATGCACATCGCACTTGATAAACTGCATGGTATCATATATGCTCATGCCAGCTGTTACGCTACCACCCGGTGAGTTGATGTAAAAGCTGATGTCTTTGTTGGGCTCATCGCTTTCCAGGAACAACATCTGCGCCACAATCAAACTGGCTGAATGCTCACTAACCTCAGTATCAAGCATGATGATACGATCCTTGAGCAAGCGACTGTAAATGTCGTAACTGCGTTCACCTTTGGAGGTTTGTTCAAGTACGATGGGGACTAAATTGGGCATGTATTCTCCTGAGTAATATAAGTGTTACAGATAAGTATAACATATATTTAGAACAAAATCAACTATGATTCGTGACATACTTAACAAATTAGACCAAATCTTGCTGGAAAAAAGCCGCGGGCTATTGTACCGCAGTGCCGGTGACAACTTTTTTCAAGGTCCCAAAGACAACCCCACTGCGGAGATAGCATTTGACACTGCTGAATATTATCCCAGCATGCCCGGTGCTTATGCCGACTACAACGAAATGGCCGCTGTGGGGCAAGAGCTGTTTAAAAAGTATCCACAAATTTCCTGGTTCAACAAACCCACTAATGCCAGCAAGGCATTTGCTATTTTGACCTTTGATGGCCCAGCTAAAGGACAAAAAACTTATTTTGGCAAGTTCTTTAACGAGATCAAACAGGACATGACTGGCTTCTGGAAGAACAGTGAACTTCCAGGTGGCTGGCAACTGAACAAAACTGCCAGTCTCAAGGGCAGTTATTATAAACTCAAACCCAGCGATATCTTTCCACCAGACTCGACATTTAGCACACCCGAAGCCTGTGTTGCTGAATTAGCAAAAAATCCAAAACAGAATACAGCAGTGCCCAAAATCATGCCAGGCATGGAGCAACTATTAGCTGGACAATTCCCTGTGTTTGAAAATGTAGGCGACATGGCCAGTGCTGTTCGTGATGACTTGGGCGAAACAATTGGCCCTATTGCGTTGGTTCAAGGTATGAACATGGGTGCAGGTGCCGAAGCCGCACGTAAAGATATACTTGGCCCAACAGGCAAGTATGCTGGTAGTGCTATCAACTTCCCGGCTAGCAAAATTAACGGATTAGTAGATAGTTACTTGTACCACCCCAGTGGCATTGAGATTGGTATTTCCAGCAAGGGCGAGGATGGTGCTACTGCTAGTATTAAAAATATTGCAGACGGTGTTAACCGAGCTCGCGAAAAAGGCATGGACAAACTTCTTGATCAGTATGCAGATCAAATCAAAGTTATTGAAGAAGTCGGGAAGCTTGCATCCAAAGACTTTCCTCTTGTGTTGGGTATTCGCCAAGGATTAATTGACCAAGCTACTGCTGACACAATTCGCAAAATGATTGATTCCAATGCACAAACAATCAATGATGTTCCAATGGATGCAACTACCATGGGCACCATTAGTAAGTTAATGAGTGAGTACAAGCCCAAACCCAATCCGCGATACAATGCCGGGTATCATACACTGGCTATCCTGGCACGACATGTTGTTACCAACATCAACAAGGATCCCAAGTTTGGCGAAGCGGCATTGAAGTTTTTGAACATTGCACCTATCATCCAATTGCACCTGAACAGTTCAGACAAAGGTGGTAACTTAGCTGTCACGGGATTTACCAGTAAGTATCCTCCAGATTTTAAAGGTACCGTGGGATTAGACGCCAGTAAGGTTTACGCCGCAACTGGCACAAATGGTCGTGTGACATTTGCTTATAATGGTGGCGGCAACACCGATACTGATGTTGAAGTTACGCCAGCAAGTGTTGATGACACTGCCAGTGTCAAAGCCAGTACTCGAGATCTCGAACCAGAACTGAAACGTAGCAACCTTACTGCTAGAGGCGAGAAAAAGCCGCAAGATACTG